ATTTTTTTTTGTTTAAGGTTTCTCACCTTACATATATAAAGTAATAGTTCTTTTATTTTGTTTACCTATAAATTAAAAAAAGAGGGATTTTATTTTCCCTCTTTTATCTATCTAAAATAAATGTGCATAGCCATTAGCTAACATATATTTATATAATTTATCTTTTAATTTAAAAATTTTAACCCTCTCTGTAGAAGTATACTTTTCTATCCCTAACTCTTTTTTGATCCTCTCAGTAGCCTTATGCCCACCTAATTCATATGCATATAATATTTTTGCTTTCGGATTTATTTTTACAAACTCCTCAAGGGCATCGTATATTGTTTTTTCTTTAAACAATTTAGATTTATCTGTATACTCTCCAAAATATTCCTCTTTTAATTCTTTTCCCGTTAAAAGTGCCTTATGCTTTTGATTAGTTGCTGATTTAAATAGGTTGATAAATGCTTTTTTAACTCTATAATAATATAATTTCATAAATGCATTAGGTGTAACATTAGGATCAAAATCATTTACTAATCTCACTAATACCTCAGATAGTGCCACTGAGTAGTAATCCAACTCACAAGCTCTAATTTCTTCATTATTCTTTAAGTTTCTAACCTCATTATCACAGAACTTAGTTATTTTAGGATAAATCATTTTATATAGTTCTGCATAAGTATCTTGCCACTCAAAACTATTATTCTCTAAAGTTTTTAATTGTACTGCTAAATATTCTATTTTTTCATCATAAGTCATTTTTAATTGTGTCATTGTTTTTCTCCCCACATCTTCTGTTTTTCTGTTATTTAAGTAAGGAAAAATTTAAAATGTTTACTCTTTTTTAAAAAAATTATTAATTATAGTAATCAATAATTTAATAGTAAAAAATATAGATGTGCCTACTTTGATAATTACAGATCATCGAAATCAATAATTTTAAGCACAAAAAAAAGAGTTCACAAATAACCCCCTCCAATTTTACGTTGAAGTGGTCATTGTAAACCCTTTTTATAATTCTATAATAATATAATATACTTAAATTTTCCCCACATTAAATTATAAATGGTAAATGTATGTTATCAAGTAAATATTTTCCCTCAATTAAAATATTTTTTTCCACATCATTTACATCCTTTACACCTTCTGGAAATACAAAAGATTTAAGGCTAAAGTATGGTGATAATTCCTGTATTAATGTATCATGGATAGCCCTACCCACAGTATCGTTATCTGTGGCTATTACAATGCTCGATGCCCCTGTTTTTCGTAGTAGTTTTAATTGACTTTCATTTACTGAGGCTCTACCTAAAGCGACTGCATATAAACCACATGACCATAAATACAGGGCATCTATCTCACTCTCTACAATCCATATTTCTTGAGCCTGTTCATTCATTACTTGAGATAGTCCAAATATATGTTTTTTGATAGGCTCACCCTTTTCTGCATAGAAAAACTTTTTATCCTCAGTATTTCTATATTTAATATTTATCAGCTTTCCGTTTCGATTATACCATCCCATTCCGACAACCTCCTTATTATCTAAAGTAGTTTGGAATGTTCCAAATAATTTCTGAACCTCAGTACTGATGCCCCTACTATATAAATAATTAGAGTAACTATATTCGGCTTGTAAGTCCAGATTATACTCAGCCTTAGAGAAACTACTGGCTAGGTTTATTTTTAATTCCAACTTAGATGCATCTGAGAAATCCACAGAGTATTTCTCCAGTAGATAATCCTCTATCTCCTCAAACGATACCCCTCTTATATAAGCTAGGAATGATATTATATTTCCCTTTCTTAAATGATCTTGCTCTGCTCCACTATCTACCCATAACCCATTTTCTAAGTTGATAGCGAATGATGGTCTGGTTTCATGCCTAAAAGGGCTACAGGCTTGCAATTTATTGTCCCTTATTCTGGAATGATTAAAGGAGATATTTTCTATCTCCTCCAAATAGTTTATATCTAACTCTATTCCTCTAACTATCATCTAATAAAATTTCCTTCTTAGATATATTTTTCTTTTGTTTACCATTCCAGAAATCTCACTAAAAGAGCAGTCTTTATGATACCACTCTATCAGTTCTATTAAATACTCAACTCCTTGATATACTATCACTTGCCCATGATTTACTGGAACAAAACCGTCATTATAACTAAATAACAGATCTGCGTTCTCCCTTCTGAATAGATCATCTTTTAATACATAAAATTCACTCATTATTTTCTCCTCTCCCTCTGTTCAAATACATAAAGTAACTAATTAATATTCCATATAATATTCCTACACATACCCCTAAACCAAACTCTATAGTTTTAGTACTCAGTACAACCATACAACATACCCCCTATTTAAATATAATCAATAGCAGATGCCTCTTTAATAATCCCCCTATTGAAATCACATTGTAATGTAAGCTCTTTATCTACGTTAGGAGTTCTAGTCTTTGCCAGTTTTAGTTTTCCTATCCCGTCTGCTTGGTCGAAAGTTAAAATAGTACAAGCATCTTGTATTACTGCTACGGTTTCCGAATATTGATGTAATTCTGGAGGTTTCGGTATTCTTATTCCAGTATCTTCATCTGATACCCTATTCTCCTTTTCTGCCGATGTTGGGGTTTGATGTATTACTACACCTACAACTCCATACTTTCCGAACACTTGCCTTAGTTTTCTACTTGTACTGGTCATAGCATCTCTATTGCTGCTTTTACCTTTGTGGCTCATTAGATTAAAACCATCTATTATAACCATCTTTATATTATCATTAGCCTGTAAGTCTGCCTCTATCACATCTATAGATAAACCATTTTTTAAATCTTCCATTGTCTTTACCATGTATGGAGTGTCTTGATCCTCTGGGTTAAACTTTTCTAAGTATCTAAAATAATTATCTTCATTATATAAATCACCACTCTTTAAAGCCGAGTTCGTAAACTTACCATGTAAAGTATCTAGCCTTTGTAACTGTTGTTCCTTTGAAAGCTCTGGGGAATAATGTAGCACTCCAAAATTATTAGCCCATGCAGTTACACCTATGTCTGAGCCTAACCACGATTTACCTCTATTTGTATAAGCCATGATTAACAGGTAATCACCTAACTCAAACCCCCCACCTAAATATTTTGTTAATGTCTTGTACGGTGTAGGTATATATTTAAAAGTCCTCTGCTCTTTACTTAGTCTGTACCATTCTGCCCTCTCATCCCCATTTGTAGCAAAATTCGTACCTAGAGTATTATCCATCATAGATAAGTCCTTTAGATGACTTACCTCTCCATGTAGCCAGTTTACAAACTTTACTCCGTCAAGTTCTGCGAATTTACTTGCGACCTCATTTTGGATTAATTTATAGGCTCTAATTTTCGCAGTTTCCTGTTTTAATTTTTTACATAAATATGCAATATTATCAGTAACCTCTGGCATAAAATCGAAATCCTCAAACTCATCCACCATAGCAGTAAATGATGGCATTTCTCCATATTCATATTTAAAATCCTTTACAAACTTAAACATATCTCGGCATGATGTAAAATCATTTTCTGTTATATTATATTTCGTCAGCTCATGTAAACAGTTCTCATTTATTACCTTATTAATTAATTTTAATTCTATTACCATTATCTGAATAATCCTCCCTTTCGATGATCCTCTCCTTTAAAACCTACTGGGTAACATTGCCCCTCTATTCTCGATACAATTCTATCTCCCAGAATATCTCCCATACTATTAATTGGATAATTAGAGGTATATATTGTAGCTCGATCCTCCGTACATCTAGTATCAATCACATCGTATAGCTCATTTTTAAAGGCATCTGTTAAATCTCTTATACCTATATCGTCAATAACTAATAGCTCAACATTTTTCATTCTGCTTAATAATGCAAAATATTTTGTAGACATATCTTGCTGATTAGAATATCCTCCCCTAAACTGAGAGTTATATATATTCTGCATTTCCGAAAGTTTTATAAACATAGTAGGATTATCACCGAAATTAAAATCATTTCTAATAAACTCTCCAACTCTAGCAATTAAATATTCATGTAAAATTGTTATTGCCGAGGTAGTTTTACCTGTACCTGTCCCTAGTCGATTATTAGCATTAGGAACAGAGAACAAATATAACCCCATCCCCTTCTCTTTTACATACCTTAATACATCTTTACTATATTTCTCTATAACATTAAATGCATTCGGATTTTCTTCTCTTATCGGTAAATTTTCTATAAAGCAATTTTCATATTTTTTCGGTACTCTCGTACTGTTCCAATAACCTCTATTACCCTCAATACCATGCAATACCACATAAGAAAAGCACTCTTTATTACATTGACTTGTATTAACTATAGAGCATTTCTTTTTAAATTTGCAGTCCATGTGTAACCTCCCTGTATCAATTATTTTCATAGATACAGTAAGAACAATTTTCTATTGTTTACTTTCGTGTATTAATTTTTTAAACAAAAAAAAGAGAGGCTTTTGCCTCCCTTATCGTTTCATATTGTTTATTTACTTAATAAACTTAGCTAATGCTCCAGTCAATGCTTTCCTCTGACCTTCCGAAATACCTTCCGAATTATCCCTCTCTCCTTGAGGTTGTTGGGTAGGTGGTTGGGCTTGTTGTACTTGCCCAATCATTCCCCTATTTATCATATCCTTTAGAACTGCCACCAACTCTGATACCTCTGAGTTTTCTTTATTCTTTTGCATATCCTCTCGTATTAACTTTTTTACATAAGAAGTAAAAGATATATCAAGATCATCTAAGTAATTCAAAATATCACAATCTTTTACCTCATTAAAAGATACTGGTTTTATCACACTAATCACTCCCTACATCTTAGCTACTAATCTAAGTATTTTACTATTTACAAATTGAGCATCCTTTACTTGCTCTGCATGAGTGTAGTGTTTTGTAAAGTATTTGAAAGTAGAATAAACACCACCACCGAAAATTGATATTTTTTCAACCTGTCCTACTTTAAATTTAGCCTCCTCTATAGAAGATACTACACCATCTACAAACTCCTGTACCATTAGATATATAGCAGATATATCAACAGGTACTTGGTTTATAGGTATTACTGTTTTTTCCTTGCAGATTATTTTTTCTATATCTCCAGTAGTAAATGAACCACCATAATTATAATTTAAATATTCTGCTATATTTAGATACATATTTGTTATACTTGCATCTAATGTTGTGTAATTTACAGGGGACATATCTTCCCACTCTACAACGTTGATAGTTCCACCACCTATATCTATAGTTAATTGATGGCTCATATCTTCATTAAGAACAGGTAAAGCACCCTCTATAAAGAATTTTAAATCTACTATCTCTATTGTATATGTATTATATTTTCCAGTATTCTCATCTTTTATAGCAAGTTCTTGAACTCCCCAACTTTCTATTATAGAACGAACTTCCTCGACTTTTCTCTCAAAGTTCATAATTGGTAAGCCTAAACAAATTTTAGCTCTTACATTTCTTTTTCTTCCAGATTTTAAAGCTATTGCAGTAAGCACACATAATTTATATGCATCTGTTGAATATTTAAACTCACCCATTACTGCCTTTCCATCACCTACAACATAATCAACTCCATTATAATTGACTTGGTGTACTTCTATTCTTTTATCTAATTCTAATTTTTTTCCTATTTTTACCTTAGTTGCAAATTTCATATTTGAGAAATTAGCATATGCATTTCCTATATCAAAACCTTCTGTTAAATTTGGTATTACTAATGTATTATTCATCTTGATCTCCTCCTGTTACCTATTTAAATTGGTAATCTCTTTCTTATTATTATTTTTTTTATTTCTTGTTTCTTATTATATATATTTAAATCAATTCGTTGCGAATTGTTATAGACCTTTTTATCTCAAGCAAGTTATCTAAGATTTGATTTTTTATTTTATAACCGACTTGAGCGACTTGTTTTGTGTTTCTTGTCCTCTTGACAATATTTATTATATACCATATCAAAAAATAATGCAATACTTTTTTATATATTTTTTATATAAATTTATATATTTTTATATATACTTTATATATAATTTAGGTATACCAACAGTTTGAGCCTCATATCTTTTTCTAATTTTCTTTATTTTTTATATACAATATATATATTTTTTATATAAATTTATATATTTTTATATATCTCTTATATACAGTATATATATCATATAATCTTTATATAAAGTTGCACAATACCTGAGTTTATCCTAAACTGCTATTAAGGGGGGTAATTCTATGAAATGTACTGCTTGTGGTAGTGAAATGATGTGTGTATCAGTTTGTGAAGGAGTTTTTGCTGAGGATGTTCTAGGTGATGATGTCAGATGTACTGAGGAACTGTGTTATTTAAATGATAATAAATGTAGTAAGTGTGATGCTTGTGCTTATGATACAATAGTAAACATTAAAGAATATCGTTGCCCAGAATGTGATTCGGTGATACAACATACTTATTAAACTCATATGTCTTTTAATTTCCATTTAAAAAAGGAGAGGTTCATCTGCCTCTCCTTATTTTTTCCTATTTCAATTTTACAGTTCCATAAAATCAGAATAATCTGCATCTATATAATCAGCAGTTTGATCTATCAACTGCTTACTTTTCTTATCTGCTTTTTGCTGCTCCAGTAAAACTCGTACTACCTCGTTGCATAACCATGAGCAAAGCATACCTATAGTTGGGTATGGGTATTTACTATTCCCCCATCTTGATGGGTATTCCTTTATCGTTAAATGTATAATCTCTACAATCTCATCAATACTAAAATTCTTTATAAGTTTGTTTTTAATTAAACCTAAATCCCTTTTATAGTTTATTACATATGACTTGCCATATGCCTCTTTATATTGTTCTGCAAAATAATGTGCAAGGTCTTTACTATTCTTAATAACTTTCTTAGATGGTTCTATAACCTCCTCAGAACCATTTTCCGTAGTTTCTACAACCTTATCAGTAATTTCATCAACAGGACTATCACAACCTGTTACAAGGGCATCCTCTCGTACCTCAAGCCTATCCTCATCTATAGCATCTATATCAACTGTATTTATATCTCTATGGTCCTCTATATCAATATCTTTAGGTGAAAGATCGAATATAGTATATACAGAGTTTTTACGTTGACCTGTTCCCCTTAAAACTCTATCTAAGATAGGCATTCCATTTATCTGTATCTCTAATAAGTTAGATACTGCTTTGTTTACAGTAGTTAAAGATAAACCTGTTATCTCTGCAATCTGTCTTTGTGTGGGATAGCACTCTCCTCCAGTATTCATAAATGAGGCTATTCCTAATAATACCGTAAGTTCCGAACCCCTCACATGATGGAGTAAACCATTCCTAATAGCAGTAACATCTATTTTTAAATAGGTATCATATCGAGTCTGCTTATTTGTAGCATCATGCTCAGTATTAAACACGATAGATAAAAATTTACCAGTTTCTATATTTTTCATTTTATCAAGTCCTCCTTTAATCATTACAATAACTAAAGTAATTACGATGATAAAATGTTTACGAATTATTGTTATAATTTTTGTAACAAAAGTATCTATTTATAAATATAATTAGAGATATATATAGTAGGTACTTACGTTACAATATTTGTAACAATAAATAAAATATACTTTTCACACTATAAAAGCCTTTTTAAGCTATATTTTGTATTTAGGTATATAATTACCTTATTTCTAAGTTAAAATTGCTTAGGAGGGCATTTAAGCCCTCTGAGTGCTATCTAAACACCTACCCCCTAGATACCACTCTATCCTCAGCATATGCTTGATCTATTACAGTAGTATCTACTTGATAGTATTTTGCATAATGTTTAGCTAGGTTAACATTAGTATCTAAAAGGTGTCCTTTACCTTCTAATATATCTATGTAAGTAGTGTAACCAATACAATCCCTAATAAAATTAAAATTTGGTGATGTATTTGGGTATACAGGTAAACCAGTCTTTGTATCTATTGGATAGCTTTGATTTTGGCTTTGCTCTTGACTTTCTACAGTAGCAACTTCATCAACTTGAACCTCTTGGACCCCTTGAGTATCTTGAACATCTTGAGCCTCTGCCTCAACTTGAACATCTTGAATATCTTGAGCCTCTTGAGTATCTTGAGTATTAGCAACGAATTGGGCATTTAACTCTGTTTGAGCCTTTAATTCTTTTAATTGTTCCTGTAATCTTCTTGCCTCAATTCTTTTTCTTTGTTCTTCAAGTTCTTGCTCATAGAATGCTTTTTCTCTCTCTATATCAACGATTCCACCTTTATTATGGTAAATCCCTAATACATACTCCACAGTGCTTTTACCCTGTAAATATGCAACATCTAAGCAAGGTCTAAGTATAAACTCATCCATCCCTTTTAAAGTGTCCATTGCCTTAGTATCATTTTTATCACAATTTAAAACTATGCCTTTTTTCTCACACATATCTAGCTTTTTCATAATTCCACACTCAGAGAAATTATACTCAAAGTAATCGGGAGCAGTTACAGGTACTGCCTCAGTTGTAGTAACCTCTGGAGTTGTCTGATCTTCTTGAGTTGTCTTAGTTTTTGGAGCTTTAGTCCCTTCTGGTGGAGTATCATTTGACGGATTATGTTTAACCTCAACCTCTAACTCCTCAGTTGTAGTAACTGAATTGTATTTGTAGATAGATAAAGTGTTTTTACTTGTACCCCTTTTAACCATTGTTATTATATCTAAATCTATAAACTCTTTTAAAAGTCTAGTAGCCTTATTTCTTGTTATATTTAGTGCCTCTGATACCTCATGTATTGAAGTATTGAAATATCCTTTAGGTAGATCTCCCTTTAATCTAGTGAAATTCTCCTTTTGCATTAACATATGATTTAGTTGTATTTTTTCTATGTCCTTTATTACATCAAATTTTAATGTTGTATTATCTAATTGATAAAATCCTTGTGTCTTTTCCATTTTTCAATCCTCCTAAGTTTTATGTATTTTATTATATATTAATCATTTCTAAATGTAAAGTGTTTTTTAATAACTTTTAATTTACTATGTTCAAATATCATTCAAATATCATTCAAATTTCGATTATTTTCGGAGCTTTGCTCCCCTTAATTAAAACCACTACAATATTTTTACGAATTTTTTTTAAAAATTCTTTTTATTACTTTCTAAATAGTATGCTAAAATCCGTACTATAAACTGTATCATAAATACCCTTAAAAGCATTCAAATATCTAAATTTAACTGTGTTATTTACTGTTTTAAACACATATCTAGTAACTATACTATTTGATATAGTGTAAATTTACTGTATTTTTAGGTATTTGATAGCATATTTCTACAAAAATAGTAATTTATGTTTGCACACTTGTCAAGTAAAAATTTTAATATAGTAATAATTTACATAAATTATTAAAAAAAGACAAAAAAAAGAATGGAGCAGTTTACCAGACTGCTCCATCCAAGACACATTTTATTTTACCAATTCAAATAATACATAAAGGAGATGGGAAAGGATAATCCCAAATCTTTATAATAATATTTGTTAACGTTATTATAACATATTTATCACTATAAATCAACAAGATTTACAATATCTCTACATACTGCTCACTATCATTACCTAAGCAAATATAATTCCCGACTGCATTGCCCTCAGCATCTTTAAACTTACTCTCCATACTAGCCCAACCATTCATACAATAAAATAGGTCTACTAATTGATCTTTAGAGAGTTTTCCAATGATAGGGTAATTAGTTCCTCGACCAGAACGAACATTTAACCTCGTAGCTAATACTTTACCAATTCTTTGTATATCCCCATTAGGTGGGTAGTTCTTCATAGTACCATCTTGTGGCTTATAGTTAGCTATTCTTTTTTTGAATTTCTCCAAATTTCCGTCCCTCTCAATAATGACTTGAGGGCATATTTTCCCAGTGTAATCTTTATGCATCTTTACCTTAGATATAGGAATATTATGTATTTTCATTAACTCCCTAACTAAAGCAATAGCATTATCCTCTGCTAGTTTCTGTCTAGCAGCATCTTTAAACATACAAATCTCTATACCAATAGCTTTAGAATTACCACCCCCAACGTGCCAAGCCTTTTTACAAGTATCAATATGTTGATATATTTCTTTATCATCTACTGCAAAATGCCATGATGCCTCTCGGCTTGTAGGATCTTGGTTAGCCCTTTTTAACGATTTGTGGTAATTCACACTAGGCACTCCCCAGTTACCTGTATTATGAATGGCTATTTCTGTTGGATTTAAAACTGTATTTGGAATACATCTACCTTTCGGTAAAATCTCATTGCTATAAACTTTTGCTTTGTTTAAAGTTTTACCATGTTGTATAATTGCCATACCCTAAACCTCCTAAATAAAAATAAAAAAAGAGAGCAGTATTGCCCTCTTTCTTCTTACTTAGATAACTGTTTATGTATTTATAAACTTACTTTTTACAGGTAATTTCAATATCTATATCTTTTAAATCTTCTTTTAGAACTGTAAAAGATGTTATTAAATCCTTACCATAAAATGATAATGATGATGTAACCATTCCAATTATCATGCCATCAGTAGTAGGGTTTAATATAAAACCAATCCCAGTACCTAATAATATACTGATAATAGCCTGTAGGCTTTCTTGTAATGGTGGTTTCCATCTTTGAGTTATTAATTTTAGTGTTAAAACTACTATAACAATCTCAAATAAATCTAGCATATTTACCTCTATAAACAAACAATTCACCCCCAAAAATAATAAAGGCTCAATGTATTACTGAGCCTGTTTTAGTTCTTTTAATTCTTTTATTTCTCTTTTTAAATCATCTATAGTATTAAGTGCATCTTGTAACCCAGTCCATAAAACACCCAATACCGATAATTCCCTTACATCATACTGTTTAATACCCTCATCAGTTACATATGATGTACCAATAAGATCAAAGAATGGCTTATTTTGTTCCTCAAGCTCTTGACCTAAGAACCCAACAAAAGTATCACCATTGTTTAAAGTTCTATATTTATATGAATATAGTGGTGTATTTTTTATACCATCAACAATTAAATCTTTTGTATCAGAGTATGGTGATTCCTCACCATTTCTAGCCATTTGAGGTTGCTCAACAGGAATTATATCCGCTTTCTCATCTTTTGATGACGAATAAACTGTTCCTGTAGAGGCATACAGAGATGCCCATCTATTCGATGAAGTTCCACAATAGGCAGAGCTATCTGTTAGTGGTACAAAAGCAGTATTTCCGAATAAATATCTCATCATTGCTTTTGATGTGTTATGACTTTCAATAACCCCACCATATACAGTATTTGCACCCGCTGACGATGTTAATTTTATACTACTATGACCTGCACAGAATCTGCCTAAATAATTCTGACTTCCAGTACTTCTATATATAATCACACCTCTCCACACATCCTCATAAGCCCCTATATTGATAGATTTCAGACTGACGATATTTTCTGTTACAGAAAGGTCGCCATCAATAGTTCCACCACTTAACGGTAAATAAGGGTGGGCATGACTTGAACTTGCATAACCAGTATGTGTATGATTAGCATCAGCATATCCAGTATGGGTATGATTAACAGGTGATGCCCCTATCTCTGTAGCCGTAGGCTTATTACCAGAATGATATATCTTTTGCCATTCTTTCGTACCAGTAGCAGTACCACCAGTAACCTCACTATGACCAGTCCTAAACCACAGATCATTCGAGGAATGTGTAGCAAATACTTGGAATTGTCGAGTATTACTTTCCTTTACAGATAACATTGTACCTAAAGTGCTTGGATAACCCTGTTTAGTTCCATCAGATGTATTAGCTATTGATAGCCCTGTTGGAATATTTTTATTAGAAGTTAATCCAGTTATATTAGCTCTAGGAAGAACACTTCCATCTACCATAAATTTCGCAGAGCCATCTGGAATACAATTAACTCCCACACCTTTCTCCCTAACAGACATTATCGGAGTATACTGGTTAATTGTAATGCTTTTAACAACCTCATCAGATAATCCTGTATCGTCTTTGACTGTAACTGTTAAAGAGTATTTAGAACCACTATCTAAGCCTGTTTTACTTAATATTTGTGGAGATGTAGTTAAATTACCACTAACAACCCCAGTATACACTCTCTTAGAAAATCCTACGTTTGGTATTGTTGTATTTGCTTTTGTAACAACTTTTAAACTTACACCCTCAGCAGTTCTGTTTACTTCTGTAAATTCAATGCTTGGGGCTTTATATGAGTGTAACTGTATTTGTACTGCATCCTTTGTACTTTGTCTACCATATGATGTTTTTGCTACAACCCTAAATATATAACCAGTTTCAGATGCCACCGTTGGTAATGTAACTGTAGTAGATGTTGCACTTAAATTACTCTTTAATGTAGTAAATGATCCCGTACCTAGTTTGCCCAGTAAATCATATGTAAGAGAACCACCTAGCTTATCAGATGCACCACTCCAAGCAACTGTAATAGCCTGCCTGTCTGGAATGAAATATGAGCCTCCAGTAGCCAGTGATACCTTACCTGTAATAGTTACTTGAGTAGGTGGGGTAGGGTTAGCTCTTAAATCTATATCTACTGTAGCACTCTTAGTTATACTAGAACCATAGGCATTAGTAGTTTTTAATTTCAATGTTAAAGTTCTTTGATATACATAGGAACTATCGGCAAATTTCTTTAAATCATCGAATTTGATATATGGAGTAGTTGGTACAGTTTCACCAGTTCTCCATATCTTTACAGTAAATGGGGTAGCAGTTACATTACCGTTATAAACGGTTATTTGGTCTGAATAAACAGTATATTTAAATGTAATGTTATCGTCTGTATTTGATGCCCCTTTAAACGAGGCATTTATAACATTAGTATCTATATCAATAGAGTTATTTATTGTTAAACTAGCACCTGTTAACGTATTGAGTGTGATAATATTAGATGCTATAGGCTCAGACTTTTCTCCATAACTATCTACTGCCCAGACTTTGTAATAAATCTCAGAGCCTTGTCCGTAATCACTTATATCGTCAGTACATTGTGTGACATCTGCACCAACTTCTATAGTTGCTTTATGTACCTTATTCACATATCTATAAATAATATAGCCACTTAAATTACTATCAACTGCTTTAGTCCATGATACCGTAACGGATGCAGTATTTTCTGGTATAATACCTGTCTTATTAATTACACCAACACCAGTTAATACAGGTGGAGTATTCCAAGTTGAGTATGAAATGTTATATGTTTTGTTAAAGTTTATATTACCTCCACCACTTGGTAATATTTCAATCTTTAGTGGGACTGTACCACCAGTAACTCCTACAGAAGTAGTTAACGTAGTTGTAAAGGTTCTATAAGCCTCTCCACCATACCAACGAGGGGATGCATCCTTAACTTTTAACAACCCAGATGTTTTACCGTTTAATGTAGCTCTCCAGTTTATAGCATATCCGTAAAATGCTGAGGATGTACTAGCATTAAGTTTTAGTTTCATTGTTATTTTAAACGTAGCACTTGTTGAGGTTCTTCCAGTTTCAACTGCCTCAATCATAGCTTTGAAAGACGGTGAACCACTAAAGGCTAACTCATTTTGAATTATTGCCATTCTTAAAACTCCCTTCTATTTTATATTTACTTATACAACTATAGAAACATTTTTAAACGAAAAAAAGAGAGGGGTATAAAGCCCCCTCCCAATTATTTAATGATAAAATCAAAGCCAGAGTTATTATCCGTTGTAGTCCTTGATACCATTTCTATTTTATTATTTATAGTGATTTTATTTTTAACTGTAAGATCACCATTTACCTCTACATCAACATCCCCGTCAGCTCTAGTAAATTTATAATGTGGGCTACCTTCTTTAATTGCCCCAGTACTATTAAATACCATAGCACCACTATCATATTTAATTGAATGTGCATATTGACCGTATGAGCCATTATACCCCATTTTTAGAACATCATCCGAATTATTAGGGAATATTAAATATTTTTTATCTGTAGTTATGTTTAATGTTGAATCAGTCATATTTACAGACCTATTAGCTTTATCAAACTCTACAACCTTATTATTAGTATTACCGATAATTAAAGTAGTATCAATAAATGATGCATCCTCTTGTAGTTTAATAACCTCTTTAGCATTATTATTGCTACTTAATGTGATTGAGCCATTAGTTGAGTTAGTGTCCTCAATTCTAATATTACCGATATCTATAGAACCTGTAACAGTCCCATTAAATTCCCCTTTTGTGGCTATTACAGTCCCATCCTGTAAAACTCTAAAAGGAGCAGCATCTCTATTTTCATAGTTAGCCCCTCCCCAGAACCTAACAGATTTATCACCAGTTCCATCATCAGTTAACCCACCATTAGGTAGTATAACAGAACCCCTAACAACTGCATTATTTAAATAAGCATCACCAGTAGGAGTTAATTTGTAACCACTTTTACCCTCAACATAATTAAATGATGTTAAAGTACCTTTAATATCCGTATCACCAGTTTCAGATATAGCAAATGTGATATTTTTCTGAGCATCCTCTATAACTAAACCTTTAGCATTAATCTTGTCGGCAGATATAGATTTAGTGTAAATATTTCCACCATTTATAAAAGTCTTATCGGCAGTACTATCATGCACAAAGTTTTTCTTTAACTCTGAATCAAAAGCATCAAAAGAGATTAACCCTGTTATATCAACCCTTTCCCCAGAGATTTGACCTGTTGTAATTTGAGAGGCATCTAAAGACACAGTTTTTAAAGCTCCTACAAATCCAGTATTAGCAAAAATATCATCTATCACAAGTTTATTACCTGTAATACTCTCATCGGCTATTTTAGGATTAGTGATAGCCCCGTCAGTTATTCCCTCAGAATAAACACCGTTCTCGTCATAAAGTACGGTATTTCCATCTGCTCCTCGTACTCTTAAACCATACAGAGAGCCATCATTATTAACATCACCAATAGCAACCCTTTCTACTGGAGTAGATTGAGCATCAAATACCTGTAATCTATTATTAGTCATTCTAAGTTTACCATTTACACCAGAGATAGTAATTTTACCAGTATCAATAGTTCCAGTAGTTATTTTCTCAGCATTAATAGATTTAATTTTAGCACTATCTATAGTGGCATCTTGTATTTTAGCATTAGTTATAGAACCATTAGCAACCTTTAAACTAGAAATACTACCATCAACAATATGGGCAGTCCCTATTGCTCCGTTACTAATCATAGCAGAGGTAATAAACCCATCTTTAACATTTAATCTATCAGACGATATAGAGCCACTTGTAATATTATTAGCCGATAAATTAATAACATTTATTTTACTGGCATCTATTGATCCTGTAGTAATACTATTAGCAGATAAATTTTTAACTGTAACTTTACTAGCATCTAATGAGCCTGTAGTGATGCTACTAGCAGATAAATTAGTAACCTTAATTTTACTAGCATCAATAGTACCAGTAGTAATGTTAGTAGCATTTAGGTTAATAACATTAATTAGCCTAGCATCTAACGTACCAGTAGCAATACTGTCTGCTGAGAGATTAGTTACATTAACATTACTAGCATCAATAGTACCCGTAGTGATATTATCAGCATTTAAATTTGATACATCTATAACACTAGCATCTATTGATCCTGTGGTAATATTATTAGCATTTAGATTTGTTACACCGATAACACTAGCATTGATTGAACCACTTGTAATATTACTAGCATTAATATTTGATACATTTATTTTACTAGCATCAATAGTACCAGTAGTGATACTATTAGCAGATAGATTTTTTACGTCAATCTTAGTGGCATCTAATGTACCAGTAGTAACATTACTAGCATTGATATTTGTTACATTGATTTTTTGAGCATCTATTATACCACTTGTAATATTATTAGCATTTAAATTCGATACATCAATTATACTAGCATTAATCGAACCACTTGTAATATTATCAGCATTGACATTGGTTACATTTATTTTACTAGCATCTAATGTTCCTGTAGTAATATTACTAGCATTCAGATTTTTTACATTGACTAACTTAGCATCTATTGAGCCTGTAGTAATACTATTAGCATTTAGGTTAGTAACAGTAATTAAATTGGCATCTAGTGTACCTGTAGTTATCTTATCAGCAGATAAACTAGATATATGAGTACTAGATATAGCCTCCTGTCCTATCTTGTCAGAAGTAACTGCCCCATCTTGTATATTCTCCGATGTTACAGGGAATTTACTATTAATTGATCCATTTACAATGTTCTCAATCTCACCTTGCAGTTGGTTAGCTAAATCCCTCACATCACTTGTTATATTAGAACGAACCTCTTTAAAGTTTGCTAGTTTACAAGTGGTTTCGCCTGTCTTACTTTTTTCTAAAACAGATACTCTAGCACTTAATAACATATTAGGTACAAAATCTGTATCTATAACAAAGACCTCATCTCCTAATCTTACATCTGAGCCTAATAATTCCACATCCATTTCATAAGTAATTTTTGGCTCTGACCTTCTTTTTAATTCTTTTCTAGTTAGATATAATAATTCGTCTGGGCTATCAGTTTCAGCTTTATATACACCTGTAATATGAGAGCCTTTATTATTCCACCTATCGTAAGCATCTTGGTCTATTATAAAATCTTGGTTTAAAGGCTTATCATCTGCCGATACAGATTTAAAAGTAATGTTACTATTACCCACACCAATTAAGGCAGTACATAACTCCGATGTATCTACAGTCTTTTTAACGTTAGTCATATTAACACCGTACTCGAACCTGTGCTTTGTTGTTCTACCTCTTTGGGCAAACACATCAATATACTTTGCTACAATTCTATTACCTTGTATATCAACCCTAAAACGTAGCTCTGCCCCAAATGTGCCTATAGCATAATCTTGCAAGGCTTTATATACATTGGTATATTCTGTGATATCTATAGTGTGAGTATCAGATAGGGCAATATCTACCATGCCTACACTCCACCCAGTATTTTCTAATATAGTAGTTAATAACTGTTTAATATTTGCAGATGGTATATTTACTGGTCTGATAACCTCATTTATCAACTCCATACACACACCCTCACAGTATGCAGTTTTTAATAAAGTATCACCATGCTCCTCCGTTACCTCTGTAATCTGGAATAAGTGGAAACCTCCCTCATCTTTAAAGGCTAAATAATTGCCGACCTGTAAATAATAAGCCTCTTTAGTGTGTCCTAAAGTAGTTACCTCAAAGGTAGATGATGCAGTTTCTAAATCCTCTGTAAACAGATCATCGAAATAGGGAGTGGTCTTTGATAAGTCCCCTGTATTACTTAATACCCCAACTATCTCCTCTTTTTTATCTAAAATAAAAATCATTGAAAAACCTCCTAAAATTTATATCTACAAAGGTATCTGTTAAAAGGTTTTTAAACTAAAAAAGAGAGAGGCAAAAGCCCCTCTCCCTATAACCACTTTTCAGTTATGGATGCAGATACATCTATTGCATTATCATCAGATACCACCATAAATTGCGACGTTCCTTTTCCTACATTAAAGAATTTTGAGCCTATATCTAACTCAGACATAAAAGGATTGTTATTTAACTCAATCTCGTTATTTTCACAATCTATAATTAATTGATCTCCTTGTTTAAATATAGCTCTGTTTGTAGTTGTACTAGATACTGGGTTAACTCTACTAACTTTGATGTTAGATACAGTCATTGTATCAACTGCTACAATATCGGAATACTGACCAAACCATATTACTATATGATTTAATCTCCCAGTAGGAAATGATTTATCTGATAAACTATTAGAAACTAATCTTTGGGTAGTCTTTCCGTCCACTTGTTTATTAACTTCACAAGTCCACAAATAACCATCACCATTTTTAACTCTCTTTAATTTAAAAGTACCTTTGAACTCGTTCCAATTACCAAACTTTCCACTATCAATTTTAGTAATAGTTTTATTACCATCTTCATCTGTTTTTGTTTCTGTTTTTGGTGCAGGTGCATCTACCCCATCACTTAGTACTAATTTATTTCCTATGTAAATCTCTGGTTGGGTATACTCGAAATACTGCTCACTATCCCTAAGTACGAATTTACCTAATTTCTGCGAATTATCATCAAATAGATATACCTCTAATCTACCCATCCTATTCTCTGCTGAGGGAGTTTCCTCACCAGATGTAGCTCTAGTAGATTTACTAGAATTGAGTTTTAAATAAGTCATATCACAGTAGCCAGTTTTACCGTTATATGTCACCTTAGCCCAACCTTTAGATATATCAGTTGCAGTTACAATTTTACCTTTCGGTATACTTGTAATTTTTTTATAAGATGTGCCTCTACCAGACCTAACTCTCAAAGAAGGACTAGCAGTTACAGTATATTTAGAGCCATTCGATGGGGCAGTAGTTGAGTTAGAACCTTGACCTTTTACAGAGCCTTTACTATCATGCTCCATTCTAACCTCAATCTCGAATTCTTCTAGGTTAGTACCAATATTTCTCCTCAATGCTCCACCATGCCATTTTTCACCATCACCATAATTAGCACAACAAATACCATAACCTCCAGTATTGATGGTACAGTTTCCTGTAACCTCTCGACCACTATCTAAAACATTTCCAGATGCAGTAAAGTTTGTAGTAGTTTCACATGGCTCATTTAATACTACTGTTGATGGCTTTGTAGAGGTTTTATCAACATCAACCCTATTACCAATTAGAATAGCATCACTTGTATAATTAACCACTTGAACAAAGTGAGCATCTTTAGAAAACTCAATATTTATTAAAGGTTGTGTTTTAGCACTGCCATTATTTTCTACAGTAACAACCCCATCACTATCTGCCTCAAAGATTTTATGACTATCTGAATAAGCTAAAGGGTTATGACATAAAAATCTTATAGTGCCTAATCCAGTACTCATTAATTGATCTAGCTCTGTAGCACCATCTAAAACTGCATAATAATATTTATCTGGCTCATCTCCGATAACTAATTTCGTAGGGGTTTCTGTATCAAGCATATCCCCAAGTGTTCTCACAAACTCAAAGTATTGTGAACTTGTTTTACAAACTATTGCAAAATCCACTTCGATGGTTTTACTTTTGTATTTATGACCTGTATATACTGAGCCATTCATAGAATTTATATCTATTGAGTAGTTTTCTCTTTCAGCTAATACAGGTCTTTTAACTTCTCTAATTTTGATAAAGTCTGTTAATTCTTTTCCTCCAAAACTTAAAAACATTGTTTATACCTCCTATTTTCTAATAAGATAACAAAAGGCACAGTTTTAAACTATGCCTAATTGTCTATTTTTTCTTTGTGTTAATCGATTTAATTCCTCGGCTATTTTCTTAATATCAGTTTCCTCTCTGACAACCATTTGAGAAATATTTATACTTACACCACTACTCGTAGCAACAGGTTTATTATCTGCTCCTATCATAGATGAAACTGCTTGAGCAAAAGGTTTCATTCTTCTTTTATTAGATAACGGAACTACTGCCTCATCTCCATTCTCACCCACCCCTATTACGGATGGTCCAGTAAAAATTGATCCCGTTTCAAACCACTTAACCGATAGTTTTGGTACTGATGGTGGATTTAATGATAATTTACCAGATATAGATAGGTGTGGTAGTTTAATGTTAGGTTTAAGCACTTTACTGAAAATACCCCTCATTGAGTTCCAAGCATTTGACACTAAATTCTTAGCACCATTCATTAAATTACTAATGGTATTTTTCACCCCATTAAAAATATTGGAAACGGTACTTTTTATACCTCCTCCGACATTCGATATTACAGACTTAATCCCATTCCAAACATTTAAAATGACAGTTTTTGTCGCAGTTGAAATATTTGATATAGTCGATTTTATTCTATTGAATATATTCGACACAACCGAAAAAATTGCATTTAGAACTGAACTAAATACAGACTTAATCCCATTCCATATAGTAGATACAACAGACCTAATTGCAGATAAAATCGTACTTATAAAAGACTTCACTTTATTAAAGATAGTTGACACTACAGTCCAAATAGCATTTAATACAGTTCTCCAAACCGTTAAATTTATTTCTAAGTATGTCTTAATCACATTAACTATAGCCTGTATAACATTCCCTATAAAAGCCTTGATTGAGTTAAATACAGTAGTTACGGTATCTTTACAGTTTTGCCAAATAAATTGAAAAGGTAAAGTTATTATAGTGAAAGCTCCAGAAATGATAGAACCTATCAACATTATACCAGTCTGTACTACATTACAGATACCATTCCACACACCACTCATAAAGCTAGTAACACTATTCCAGATGTTACTGATTTGATCCTTACACCAGTTAAACCCAGTTACGACTGCATCTTTTACTATTTGAGCCATCTTTTTAGCCCATTCACAAATCGTGTCCCAGTTTTTAATAATTAGATAGCCTACTGCTATAGCACCCATGATAGCAAGTGTATACGGATTGAAAGCAACTTTAACTATAGAACCTATAGTTTTTAAACCAGTCATAGCCCCAGTTAAAAGGGCTTGAGCAGATGCAAATAATGTAGTTTTCGCAGTTGCTAACTGTGTAGCCAAACCAAAGGCATCCAATTGTAAAGCAGCAATGACTAAAGCCCCACCTAAAACACCTAATGCTACTCCTATGGCAACCAACTCTAATTTATGCTCAGAAATCCACTCTTTAGCTTGTTGGAATTTATCCCCCAACTGTTTAATTCCATCTATAGCACCTTTTACACCATCAGCAACTGCTTTACCCATTTCTGTAGCCATAGGTATACAGTCCTTGATAACAGGGATTAGTGCATGAACTACCTCTGTAGCAAGTGGTAATAATTCTTTACCAAAGTTCTCTGCTACCTGTTGTACTTGAGCTTTTAAGTTTTTAGTACTATTGGCATAAGCATCAGCAGACCTAACTGCATCACCTTGAGCATTCTTTGTTTGATCTAACATTATCTGATAACGTACCTGTGCCTTAGTTACCTCATCTAGTTTAGCAAACTGCCCCGTTAACCCCATTTCCATCATTTTATTTTGTAATGTGGTTTCATTGATAGCTATACCTAGAGCCTTTAAACCTTCATGCTCCCCTAGTATACCTTTTGTCATCCTATCTATAGCATCAGCATCCTGTACGTTATTAAAACTAGCCAAATCATATGATAGCTCTATAACAGATTGAGATAAGGCAGATGCCTCTTTCTGTGTCATTCCATACCCAGTAAGTAAATCCCCTAAGTTTGTAACACCAGTCTTAATCTCGGTTTTAGTTCTACCTATAGCCTCACCAAATTTACTAGCCCATTTGTCAACAGATGAACCGACGTCACTAAATACAACATTAAATTTATTTTCCATCTCCTCAACATCTGAGGCACTTTCTAGGGCATACATCCCAAAGTCTTTTATTTTATCAACTGCTAGAGCTGAACCTATAATACTTGCAACACCTTTTAAGGAGTTAGTTATCCCACTAAAACCTTGTGAGGCATTATCACCAAGACCTTTTAAAGACTTCTCAACATTTGAAAGACTGCTCTGCAAATCTTTAATATCAGCCTCGATCTTAATCATTACACTATTTTTCTCAGCCATACATTCCTCCTAAATTTATAAAATAAAAAGAGAGAGGAGAGCCACAAGCTCCACCTCTCCCAAATCAAACTATTTAAAACTATCAAGTAATTCTTCCTGTAGTTTTTTGTGTTCATCTTTATCTACGGATTTTATTCCTTTTTGATTATCTTCACCCTCATCTGGATTGAATAAATCGGTTGGCTTTATTTTTTTCTTTAACGTACCCATACAGTTAATTATGATAGAAGTTTGCCAAGCTAATTTTTGCATATCAACCTTAAACTCCTCATTCCTAGCTATGGTATAAGCCTCCACCATTTCATACAGTTCTACAGGCTCTAAACTATATAGTTCTTGAGGTCTTAGGTTAAACACCCCATAACCCCAATAACAAATATCATTCCAAGAACCTAAGCCTTTGGCTTTTGCAAACCCCCAAGTGCCTCTGTTAGTTTTGTAGTAACCATGTTTATATTTCCCATGTCTACCAAATCACCAACCTCCTCGAAAGTTATCTCTGGGTCATCTTTTAATAATCCGACATGGAGTAATGCTTGAACCATCTCTAAACTAAAATCTTTGTCTAGTTTGTCAAGTTTTACGCCATAATCTTTTTCTAATATTCTTAGAGAGTTTAGAGTATATTTTAAAAATCTCTCTCTCCCATCTTCTAAAACAATTAATACACCTTTTCTCATTTCCATAAATTCCTCCTATTTAATAATTGACTACAAAAAAAAGAGTAGCCATCTTATACTCTATAAGATAACTACTCAATTATTTTTAAACTATTTTTTACCTTTTGCTACATCAACGTTAGCTAATTCTCTACCAACATTTTTAGTTCTTTTTAATGCAGATGCACCTTGTAATGATACTGAGAAAGTACAAGCATCATCCATAGGAAATTCCTCTGGAAAATCTGTAATGACCACTTTACCAGTATAAGTGTAGCCCCCAGTTTCTCCTACTTTTATCTCAACATCTAATGCCTCTCTATTATCAAAAGCATCATGTAGCTTTTCATAACCCTCATCACCTAAAGTAACAAAGCCCTCACAATCTAAAGACCATGATTTAAGACCCATTATACTCTCAGACCAACCACCACTCGTTTTATCTGATACATCTATAGTTTCTGCTGACCTAGATAAAGATGCTCCTTTTTGACCACCTACTGGTTTTTTAGTACCGTCTATATCTACTTTAAGTAATACATCGACACCTGCGACTTTTTTTGCCATAATACCAATCTCCTTAATTAAATAAATTTACAATAAAAAAGAGGCTTAAAAAAGCCTCGTTAATAATCTACATTACACAAGTCATAACTCTAAAATTACAAGTAAAATAAAAAGAGCCATCATCCAAAATTCCCTCAAAGAATGGGTATGGTTTTTCAGCTAACATTAGTATTAACTGATACTCTTTATACTCCCTGTCAGTTACTTTATGTAGTTTATTAATCATGTTTATACATATTCTTTCTGCAGATTTTGGGTGATCTGCTTTTACACCTAACTCAATGTTAAAATCAAATACCCCTCCCTGTTCAATCATCCCAGTAGTTATCTCCAGTTTAACTAAACAGTCCTCATCAATATTTGGGAACTGAATCGGATGTATTTTATATCCAGATATATCTCCCAAAAGATTACAAAGCTCTAATATATCCATAAAGCCCTCCTAAATAATTAATCTAATAAATTACCTAATCTAGTATTTAAATCCTTTGTGTACCCTTTGGCACACGATAAAGCAGTACCCTCTAAATATTTAGAACCGACCGAAAAAGACCTACTTGCATACTTAGACCTCATAGCCCTTTTACTCTTAGACTTATCACCTAATTTATATTTACCATCATGCATTTTGACTGCATAGTTAAAACCTTTATTGGTAGCCAAAAAAGATACCTCTCCAACAATATTAGAGCCTCCCGTAACTCTCTTACTCCCAGAGTTCTCTAAATTGCCTGTATCGGATGGGGTTCTACTAACTGCTACCATATACAAATCATCTGTATAATCTGTTATACATTCCTTGACTAAATTAGAGATTTTTTTAGACTGCTCAACTATAGCTAATTTTTCACTAACCTTTATTTTAAACATCTATATCCAAACCTTATATAAGACTGGCTCACCACTTAAATCTCTACTTATTGAAAGGGATAATATAGGGAATTTCTTTATAGTACCATTTTCTAATATACCTATTTGATCCTTTGGGTTAATCCTTACATAATGAGGTAAAGATACAGTATAACTAATCAAGGTACTTTTTCCCTTTTGTCCTCCCATTTCCTTAAACTCAATCTGTTCTTTTATATAACCCTTAACTTTATTACCAGTAGGTGATATTATAGGCATTCCCCACTCATCCAACTCTGAGGAATATATATAAACATCATTATTAAACTCTCTAAGGTCTAACATACTTTTCTTTTAGTTGTATGTTGTGCCTTCTATATAACTGTTGTGGAGTTGGGGCATATCGTACAACTCTCCTTTTATCAAAATAACCTTTTGGTAAATTAAATACTCTATAAATAAAAGGTGCAATACTTCTATCTTTTTCTGATAGATTTAGAGCTACACCGTCAACATTGATATAAGTTATACCTAACTCAGACCTCTGCAAACTATCATCAATTTTTAGCATCCAAATACTCTGTTCTGCTATATGTTCTACAGGTATCTCCTCATCAGATTTATATTTATTAGGTAACATCATTCTTAAAATTCTTTGAGCATTATTTATTGCCTTTGTTCTAGTCCTACTGTCTGCAACATCCCAAACTTTAGACTGTAACACATTTTCTGCAATATACTCATCTACAACATTAATATCCATGTGTACCTCCATATAATAAAAAAGAGAGGAGAGGCTAAACCCCCACCTCCCATAAAATTAAATTATTTTTTAGATCTCGCAGCTGCTCCAGTTAATACTGCGAATGACTTCGGATGGAATATAGCTATCCCACAATAGAACTCAATTCTTGTACGGTAGCAAGGTTTAGTTTCTAATTGTCCTAAGTCCATAACTTGAACTCCACTATTAGTTAAACCAGATACATATTGCTCTGCACCGAACTTAACTGCATAAACGTGTTTCTCGTCAGTTAAACCGTCCTCTATTGCTCTTATCTCAACATCACCATATTTAGATACCATTCTACCGAAAGCATCTTGACCCTGTTCTATATAATGATTACTTTCTTGTAATAGTTTCATTAGCTCTCTACGAGTAGCTTTATCCATGTAAAGAACATCAGCTCCACCCTCAACTGCATCTAATAACTCATTTAATGAATCTAAAGTAAGCTCTTTTTGTATTTTAGTTCCTTTACCTTTTTCTAACCTCTTAGTTAATCCATCGAAACCATTAGAATCAGTAGAAGAATCACCTTTGAAAAAGTTCTTTTCAAAAGCCTTAGCAACTGCTTTTGCTTTTAACTCTGTCTGTAAAGCTCTTACATCATTGATATTACCCCTAGTTTTTGCTATGAATAAATCAACATCAACATCCCCACCTAGTATTACTAAATGTTCAGTTTCTCTTGATATACTAGATCCACTTTCTGTATAAGCACCGTTAACCTGTCTGAATCCTACTGTTGGTAATGTACTAACTAAGTTATAAGAGTATCCATTCCCAACTACCTCCATAAAAGGTATTTTTTCTAAAACAGGTGAATTAGTAGCCATTGTAAGTATCACACCTTTTTGTAACATATCTTGTGATAACTTCGCTGCCTCTGTTAAATTTAAACCTATTGACATTTGCCTCATGTCCTCCTTGAAAATTTTGTATTAAAAAAGAGGCTTAATCAAGCCTCTCATTTCTTGCAATTATTTTTTTAGTACGTTGTAAGCCATTGATAAAATACCTGAGTTCGACATTTTGCTTGTGTCTGCTTTGGTATCTGCTTTTGCTCCCATAGGTTTCCCTATCTCAACGTTTAGAGCATTCTTGTCTTTTCTAAATAAGTTTTTAGCCTCTGCTTTCGCTAACCACTCTAACTGTTGGACTATAGTCATATTTGATGGGACTAAATCAGCATATTCCTCTGGAATAGCTTTCATCTTTTCCTCTATCATTTTATTTAATAATTCTTCATAACCCTTTACAGTTTCATTTGTTTTAGTTATCTCTGCTTTAGCATCTGCTAACTCTTTTTTTACAGTATCAAGATCAACTAACTGCTTGTTAGCATCCTCTAACTTATTAGTTAAATCCTCAACTGTCTTTTTAGCATTTTCTAAATCTAAAGATGTTGCTCCATCTGTTTTTTCTGTTTTTAAAGTTTCCACATCTTTAACCTCATCTTTTTTAGCATCATCTTTAGGCTTTTCAGTTTTTTCTGTAGTTTCTTTTTTATCCTCTACAGTTTCCTGTACTTCTTTAACCTCAGTATCTTGTACGTTAGTTTCAGTATTTTCCATTCCTTTTTCCTCCTATATATTTTTTATAAGTATGGAGGGGAATCCCCTCACATACAACTCATTAAATAGGTAGGGAAAAAAGATGTATTGTAACTATGCAATATAAACAAATATAAACATACTATTACAAAGTTTTCCCTTGCCTCTTATATAATTTAGTACAAGTATAAAGGGAAAATTAAACCATTATTTTTTTAAATTTTTTAAACTGGCTAGTTGTTGTTTATGCCTTTCTTGATCCTCAGTATGAAGTGCCTCCATTGAGCCAATCGGTATTGGATTATGTTTACATCTTGGGTGGAATATTAAATTAGTAGCTTTTAATTGCTCATAAGTCATATAACCACTCGTTGCTCCAGTCAAAGATATAACCATACCCTCGAAATGTTTACATGGATCAGTTGCACCTTTTACTGGAATGACTGCTAAATCCTTGCCAGTATCAATAGCCTGTTGTTTAATACCTTCAATGTATGCTTGATGTGTTTTAGTTTGAACTACCATATCTACATAATTTTTTAAGCCCCATTTTTTGCCCCCCTTATCAATGATGCCTACAAAACCCTCTTTATTAATCTTCTCAGATAAGCCTTTCTTTTGTAAGTCCTTAATTATCATCCTCTTTATAGTTTTATAACTCTCACCTTGTAAGGCATTTAACTGTAGATGTTTAGCCACAGTACTCCTCACTACTTTTTTTATCCCTTTGTTAGTATTGCTAGTAGCAACTAAAATATCATCCATAACATCTGAAATTAACTGATTTGCAGTATACCAGTTTATTGTAGCAAAAGGAAAGTTATTAAGTATTTCATTATAATCTAAAATACCTGTAGTGCTTATATAGTGATTTAATTGACCACTAATATAATCTGTTTCGATTTTATCGGTAACTACTTCTTGTATTTGGCTCTGGATTAGGTTTAGTTGATGCTCAATCTGATTTAAGAGTTGCAGTTCGGTCATGGCAGTAATACTATTTACATCTAAACCGTTATATTGTAGATTATTTAAAATATGTTGACCTATAGCTCGATAACCTTGCTCTAATATCTTAATAATCCTTGTATCAGAGTTATCTACAACCCTATTAGGTATGCTAACCCCTTTCATTTTATAAACCCTTAAAACCTGTTTTAAAATCTTCTCGTAAGTTTCGTGTGTCATTCTACCCTCCTATGTAAAAAAGGAGTGGCTATATAGCCAACTCCCCTACTTGTTCCTCATTCACATCCGTAAATGATAAATTTGCAGTTTCTATAGAGCCATCCATAAACTCCTCATCAACTTGAGTTAGATTACTCTCCTCCTCTTGCTTTATTCTGTCAATCTCTTTTTGAGCCTGTTCCTCAGTCATATTATTTAACCCCATAATTGCAGTTTTTTGTGATATAGTTTTTGCTCCACCACTTCGTATACTCATAATGTTGGCTTGTTCCATTTCGTCCTTTGGTAAACCATCATTAAATTGTAAAAGAGGGATAGTTACAGTATAGTCAGCTAATCCAAGATTTGTTTCTAATGTTTGTGCTATATAAAATACTGTTTTAAGTCCCTTGTGGTAGTACTGCCTTTTTCTGTTAATCTTAGATAAAAGAGAGTTCATCCTCCACTTTATAGCCAGTCCAGATGAGCCAGATGTACCACTATCACCTTTGCCTAATACTACCGTTGGTATTTCAGCAGTAGTAAGTAATAACTCAACTAATTTATCTAACTCCGTAAAAGCCTCATTTAACTGACCGTTCCAAGTGATGTACTGAGGCAATACATCGTCTTTACCCATAACCTCAAAAACTTTATCATGGGCAACTTTAAAGGATGCCATTCCATCATCATCCTCAGTTAATAACCCAGTAGGTACTGCCATAGCAGGATCACTATGCTTATCTAAAATATCAGATATTTGGGCTAATCTATTATTTATTTCGTCAAGGATGCCATGATGTTCAGTTAAATCGTCTATACCCTCCCATTGTCCTACGATACCTGTATTAGGGATATGAACAACTAAAGGAATAGGCACACCAGTTAGTACATAATGTCTATTTTCCTCTATCTCAGATTGAATCATCCACCTATCAATATCCCCTAAAATATTATAGTGTAATGGAGTTGCTTTATAGTTTGTGTATAGTACCATATTAGGATAATGGCTTTCTACTGATAATATGTAAGTACCGTCCTCATCCTCAACTGGAACTGCTATATGTATACATTTTAATTTATCCTTGTTATACTCAAGTTCTTCTGGGAAAACTGTCTTAGGATCAATATTCTCTATAAATATTCTCGGCTCGTCTATCTCAATAGGTAGCATCCCATTGTATTCTTGCCCATAGCGAACTTTGATAAAGGCATCACCAAAATATGCATTAGATAAAGCACTCTCATAATTTAGTATATTTAAATCATTAGTTTCTACCAATCTATCAAAAGCCCTTTGTTCTCTCGTATCATCACCTTTACCAGATAATACTTTTAAACCATCCCCGAAAAGAAAGTCAGCAGACTTTTTACAAATTATTGATGGTAAGTTAACCGAAATCTGTAATATATTCTTTTGGGCTTTTGTTAATACCTTACTTTGTGACCATGCTTGATATGGTTTCCCCTTAAACAATAACTCGTTGGTCTTATATCTCTGTATCCTCTCAAAGTGTTCATCGTTTGGGAATACAGAGCCATTTTTAAACATTTCAATAACTCTATTTTCTATCATAAATTCCTCCTAAAATTAAAAACCTTTCGGTTTATTGTAATATGTTCTTTTCCTTTGCTTTCCACTCATTTCAACTACTGAGGCTAAAGCATCGGGTAAGTCGTCATGGTCGTGACTTGGGAATAATTGTAACATTTCTATCAATAGTCTATGGCTTTTCTTAAACCTTAAATAACCACCTTCTACTAGAGGCTCTAACTGCTCTATTCTATCCTCTTTTTTACCTTTTGGATTTACTGATAATACCCTTGTTGTATAAATACCTTTTACTACTAATCTATCCCTTAATTGTCTATACATATCATACTGAGCTTGAACGGTTTCAACTCCGAAAAGTTTCGGTTTGAATTGTCTGATTTTCTGCTCGGCAACTTCAAGGGCTTTGTGCATTGGAATTTTTTCTGCCCATGCATCTAACACATAAATTACCCCAGTTCTTCTATCTCTTCCTACTGTAACGATAGCATTATAGTCAGACCTACTATTTTTACCAATAGCTATATCCCAGAAACTGTAAATATCAAGATTTAATCTTCTATCTCCATAATATAGATCCTTATCATCGTAGTATTGGAAATAATCTGTTTTAAAGATAGCACTATCCTCATCCGATGGTTTATTTAAATACTCAGATGCGAAGGCTTTAGAGCCTACATTAACTTTAATATTAATTAAATCAAAATATGTGAAACGTTCATCCCACAAAGTCCGAACCCCTTCATCCATCTTAACCTTATTATCAAAATAAAACTTCTCAGCTTTAAATCCCCTGTTAGGATCATCTACATCCCTAAGCATATTCTCGACCTTTTCCCATAATTCTGGGTGATTAGGTTCGGATACAATAGCAGAATAGATTTTACCGTTAAAATCTGACCTCTTTAATACATCTGGGAGTAACCCTTGACCATGTACCAAAGTACCCATATAGATATATGAGGTTTTTGTTATATCCCCTATCGGCATGACAACCGAGTTAAACCAATGAGCATTTTTATCTCTCAACTCTTTTGTATTTGTATTCTTAGCACTCTCTAAATCGTCAAGTATAACTAAATCTGGTCGATAAGCCCCATGTCTTGCCCCCCTTAATTGTTTACCGATAGATGCACTTTGTACTTTGATGTTTGAGAAGGTTACAAAGCCCTCTAAGTTGTCTGTATCATTAGCCTGTTTATTTGGTGATAGTAATTCCCCAAAATCCTCTCGTAACTTTTTATTAAACTTTAATTGATCCCCAACCCATTCAACAAATCGTTGTGCCATCTTCTCCGTTTCCGATACTATAAGAATATAATTTCTCTTTTTATATACTATCTGATGTACTGGAAATACGTTTGAAAGGTATGCAGATTTACCGTGTCCTCTAGGTACTGACCATCCGATTTTTTTCGTAGGATTAAACTCTAACTCGTTTAGAATGCCACATAGTTCTTGATGGAAATTTGGGGCATTTTCATACAATACACCCTCTGGGATTAAATTATTTTCATTCTCGGGGTTTTTAGAGTGTGAGAAATATTCATATGCAAAATATAAAACATCATACTCTCCCCTTAGTTTTCGATAGTGTTTTTGTGCCACCTTGAATTTACTTAAACAATCATCTGCTAGATCATCCAGTCCCTGTTTTTTAGCATCAAGACCCTGAGCCTTAATTCTTGTCATTAAAAGCTCTAGTTTATCTAATTGCTGCAATACATCAAGTGGCAAAGTGTTATGATATAAAAACATCTTTTTGCCTCCTATTCAACTTATAAATACTAGGCAACTGTTAGATAGTTTTTAAACATAAAAAAGAGAGGTCGAAAACCTCTCAATATATTTATCTCATTAAATTATCTAAAAACATTTGTATTATTACATCTGATAAAATTTCCCTTATTAACTCATCTGTAGTATCTTTTCCTAACTTTTCATTTAACTCAGATATAGAATAAATAGCATCCTTAAATAACTCGATCTGTAGAGGGGACAATCTTTCCCCTAGATAAAACAAAGCATTTACATTTGTATCATGGGTTTTTCTAGCCTCAGCTTGAATAACTCTAAAGTTTTTCATAGCTTTATTTATTATTATTTTTTCTGTATTCTCCATAATATTTCAATCTCCTCAAAACTAAGAGGCTTATTTAAGCCCCTTTTTATTAATACTGTATTTTATCAGTAGCATTATCTATTAATTGTAATTTTTGTTCAAGTCCAGATATTATCTGTAAATTATTTCTTTGAGCATTATCTAACATTTGTTTGAGCATATCAAACTGCATAGCAAGTTGCACATCTCCAGATCTTTTAGCCATTTCTGATAATTGAGCAAATTGCATTTCTATCATATCTGATTGATTTATACTCATTTTTAAACTTTGCACATCAGACTTACATTGCCCTACATACATATCTATTTCATTTCCTGTTCTAGCACCTTTTCCAAATAACATAATTATTAATCTCCTTTACACACCCTCTGAGGGGTTATTTATTTTATATATATCTTACAAATATAAAGTAATTAAATTGGCAAAATGTTTATTTTAAGATAGAAATAATTATTGTTATAATTTTTGTAACAAAAGTATCTATTTATAAATATAATTAGAGATATATATAGTAGGTACTTACGTTACAATATTTGTAACACAAATTAGTATTTATTGTATTAAATACTTAAACACAAAAAAAGGAAGGCTTATTTGCCCTCCTCTTTTAAACGTTTTATATACTTATCTATTGTAGGTCTTGAGATACCAGTATTTCTATGTATCTCTGCTTTTGTTATTTCTCCATTTTTGTAAAGTTCATATTGAGCCATAAATTGCTCTGGAATATCAAGGGTACTCCATTTCGGACGACCTAGCTCCACACCCTTAGCTTTAGCTTGAGCCATACCAATTCTAACCCTTTGACTTAACATATCCCTCTCCATTTCATAGAACACCATCATCATTTTCAGCATTCCCTCAGTCATGGCATCAATGTCTTTCGTACAATCAATAGTAAAAGTTCCTATTATTAATTTTAGCTTTCGATCCTTCACCACCTCAATTAATTCGCAGAGTTGTTTTGTACTTTTAACCATCCTAGATACTTCTGTACTTACAATAGTGTCTCCAGTATGTACTGCCCTCAGTAAGTTTAAAAATTGTGGTTTCTCGTCTGTTGTATTATACTCTATATCCATAAATATATTATCAACTGGAACTCCCCTTTTAATTAAATCTGTTATTAATTCGCCTCTACCTTGTTTTGATGTTCTTAGGCTACATTTTGTATATCCATATATTTTATTTGCCATTTTTCGTTTACTCCTCATGTATCATGTATAGGTAGTATTTTATCATAACTGTAAAATTAATGCAATGTTTTTCTTTACGTTTATGTATATAAAAATAGAGAGGTGGGTAGCCCCCTCTATTTAAACATTATTTTTGGGGGTTAAACGTTTTGTAACAAATTTAACCATTTATTATTATATGATAATTTCCAGTATATTTAAATAGTGGTTTTTTTGGATAATATGGTAAATATTACGAGCCTCTGAGAGCCATTTTAAGCAAAGCATGGATATATAGGTATATGGCTTTTGGTACAATGGATTTTTGAAAAAGCATATTTTGTAAATCTGGAGTGTTTTACTATAGGATCGAAAAGAATGCCAATAAATATACTTCCCCAAAGTTAACCCAAAAGTTAAAAATTATTTTGTAAAAATTTTTTTCTGTTTTTGATTTTTTGGATTAGTGAAAATCTGGATAGGGGGGTAGGTGTCTGTAGAATATTGTTAGAATACTTTTAGAATACTTTACCCCCAAAGTTAAAATTTATTGTATATTTGTTAGATAGGTTAGTCCTAGAGGTAGGAGGGGGGTGTCCCCCCATAGGGTGGGGTGTCGAGTAATACTCCGATTGAAAAACTCTCCTCATATATAGATAATATTATGAGAATTTTCATGTATTTAAATTTATGTCAGTAAAAAGTGTAATTTGTTAGTAAGATTAAGCCTTTACTGACATAATAGATGTGCCTCAATGCATTGGTATTACTTGATTTGAAGGCTCTTGAATTACATCAAAAGTAAAATGGCATAAAAGATTTAGTTTTATGTCTTAGAAAAAAGAATGAGTAATTCCAATGGTTCTATACCCTCAGTAGGTATATTATGTCAGTAAATATGTCAGTAAGTGGTATAAATATGGGTAGTTATCCACAGGATATAGGCAGTATATGGAGGTATAAAATGACCCTCCCCTTATTAAAATAGTACCCCCTTATTTTTAGATACCCCCTATTAAAATAGTACCCCCTATAAAAAAAGAGAGGGGGCTATTAAATTAGCCCTCCCCTCTATTAAAATATACTAAGGTATACTTACATATTAAATTCTTTATATAACTCCTCTAAATCCATCTCAGAGCTTTCTATAGTAACATTAGTATCTTGTACCTCTTTAAGCCTACCTTGATTTTTAAGTACTAACTCTACTGCCTTTATCTGTGTTTTCTCATTGTGAGAGTTCAATAGCTTTTGTAGTACAGTATATGCATCATTTAATGCACCTCTCTGGAACTCATCAGCTACTTCCTGTAGATAATCATTAAAATCTGGTCTTAGTTTCCATCTATACAGAGTTGATCTATTAATACCATTCTCCTCTGCTATTTGGTACTCACTTTTACCAGTTACCCCTTTAAGGGCTAACTCCTCTGCAACTTTTTTCATTGATGCATCTAAAGGCTTTTTTTTGTGTTTTTTCATTCTGTTTTTTCACCTCTTTTATCAGTTATTTTAGTAAATTTACAACTTATTTTATCAGTTATTTTACAGTATTAATTTTACCTCTAGGGCTTGATTTTACTGTATTTTATTGATTTATTTATAGTTGATTTTACTGTTAGATTTTTCTGTTTAGATTAGTAGATATATACTATTTGTTATGTTCATGTTATAGTGCAACATAAAAAGCCTATTTCAACCTATTTTTTAAAATTGTAACTATATTGTAATAAATGTAACTAGATCATAAATACAATGATTTTACAGAGATTTTAAAATGATTTTAATGCCCAATTTTACAATAAAAAAAAGAGTACTGGGGGCCATTTAAACCTCCAATACTCTCTCAGTAATTTATTTAATTCTTAGAATAAAGTCCATCCTTCAAAAAAGAACCCTATAACATTATTTAATGCCTTTTCTACATATGGGCTAGTAGCCTCTATATATAAATCTAATAAATGTAACATTGCTTTTACTATTCCATAAGCCCCTAATACAAAAAGTATTAATACGATTAAACTACTAATTATTATCATCTTTTGCTCCTTCTTTGTAAATGTTCTTTCAAAACTTTCGATTTTTCTTAATATTTTTCTTTTCATTTTTTAAATCTCCTTTATTATTATTTTTGGTAATTTTTTATGTGTCCCTCTGACAATATTTATTATATATTATTGTAAAAAATAAGTCAACATTTATTTTACATTTTTATTTAAAAAAATATTTAGTCATTTTCTCCATCTGTTTTAAATACTGTAACAACTTTATAAATTTATATAAATTTAGGTAATACAGATTTTAATACAAATCATACCGTTCTATGAATTAATCCCTTTTTTAAAAATTAAAACAAATATTAAGTAAAATACTGCTTTTGATAGATATAGTAATGCAGATTTTAATACAAACTTAATCAAGATCAATAAATTAACCACTCCAATATTTAATACAAACTACAATTCTAGGTTATATTAATCAAATTTGTTAATATCAGAATTTAATACAGGGGGTAGATGTAAAGTGTAAAATAAAAGCTATGCTCAGAGCCATTTTAAGCTCTTTTAAAATAGCCCCCTGTGTGTTTCATCCTTTACAAAAATACTCTCATACAGAGGATTTTTATTTTTTATGGGTTAATCCATGAAATCTGGAAACTCACTAACGGAATCTTGTATCTCTATATACTTAGTGTAATCATACAATCTGCTATATAATTTTTGATTTACGGTGATAAGCTCATCCAATTCATAACACATTACCCAGAACCAATTATCTATTAAACCGATATAACCCCTGTCCTTACAGTTAACATATCGTCTAGTTACTGCTTTTACTCTCCTTTTTAATGTTCGTATTAGTTCTGCAGTCGATGTGTTTATTTGAACTAAGCAGCTATATCTATCATCTGATACATCGTAATCATCAACCACCCTAAAAAAACGGAATTTACCATCGTGGGTATCTTTGATTATATTCAACATAGTAACCTCTATGTTGAATAGCTCAGACAGTTTTAAGTCACCTAACTCAAACCTGTATCTTTCAACGAATACCCCCTCATCATCATCTAACCTATACTCTATACAGTAACCAGTTTTCTCATCAAAAACTCTTTTATATCGTTCTCTTAATGCCCTCTCCATTATTTACCCCTGTAATATTTCATCCCACTACTTACTTTTTTACGAACTGGTGGTTTAAGGTTTATATACTTTTCTCCATATTTTAAACAAGCTATTTGCTCCACTAACAACTTATTTCGAGCTATTAATACTGTTATCCTATCATATATATTTTGAAGTTTATTATTTAATGTAGGGCTTAGATAACCGTTTTTATAGGTTTCGACTACTATTTTATGTAATCTTTTATATTCAATCTTTAGCCTATCAATATTATCCTGTTCACCTGTATCGGGTAGATAATGTTTTGTTGGGTTTTCTTGGATGTTTTTTATGGACTGTTGCATCATACATTCACAACCGACTAAAGATGTTTCTAAACCATTTAGAGCATCATCTAGTTGATTAACTTTTATTAAATCCACTTTACTAGTATTTGCATTATAATCAAATTTTTCAAGTCTAAACAATTCATCATTAAATCCCTTTTCATATTCAATGCATTTATTATTTTTGCAATCTATTAATTTATATGCTCTCATCATATGAACCTACCTCCTACTATATATATTTATATTAATCCTTATTATATATTTTATCAAATTTGTTTTCGTATGTAAACAAGTATACATATTATACTACAATAATAAACACAAAAAAAAGAGGTATTTTCTACCTCTTAGTAACTACTTGTAAATACATGACTACCTATAGTATATTTTATAGGCAATTTCCATAAATCACAATCTCTATCTACATATGTAGCCCAGAAACCTATGCAATTTCCTATAACATTTTTACCATTTAGGGCATCATGTACTGCTTTCTTTGTACTTTCTTTTGGGGTTATATTTAATCTACCCTTTCTCACCACTTGGAATTGATAAGGTTGGTAAATAACCCCTGTTATAGTATCTGGAAACCTTCTATCCTTAACTCTATTTAGAACCACTTGAGCAACTGCTACCCTACCATTATATGGCTCTGTACCACTCTCAGCCTCTACTAGTCTATATAATAAATCCAGTTCCTCATCTGTAATATTATATTTAGTCTTTTGATGTTTTACAGATTGAGCAAAGGATGATTTATTTTTTACCACCCTTTGCTGCTCCCTTCATTCTTTGATCTTCAACTCTTTTCTCAACTCGTTTATTGTAGCTTTATTATCTTTTATCTTAATCTCTAATCTTTCTATCTCAGCAGTAGATTTATTTACATACTGAGTTAATTGTTGATTATGTTTATTTAATCTATTTACCTCTAGCCTGTATCCCTCTATACCACTCTTTAACTCGGTATTTTCTTTACCTTGTTCTATGTAATGATACATACCCACAATATTACTCACTAATAAACCTGTTATCATTCCTAATACTAATATTTTTCTAATCCTCATTATTTTTGCTCCTTTTCTCTAGTACTTTTCTTTTCCCTTCTACCTCTAGTAATATTTAAGTGGTCTAAAGTATCATTTATAACTGCTATCTGCTTTCTACCCCTTCTCTTTATTTGGTGAACTGAAAGTACAGGATATTCTGTTTTAGATACTTTATCTACATCCTTAGATTTTAATATGTCTGCTAAAAACCACTCAGTTAGTAAATATAATAAAGGTTGTGGCATATATTCTCCTACCTCTACAAAATACTCCTCTGTTATATCTATTATTTTTCTCTTTTTACTATCAAGATCAATTGAATGTTTTATAATTTCCTCTATTCTATATGTATACCTATTATTTATGCTATTGATTAGGCATCTACTCATTACAAGACACCTCCCCCCAGACTTTTAATACCTTTCTTATCTTATCTTTTGACCTTTTCACATTATTAAAAGTTGCTTGGGTAGTGTAATTATACATTTTGGCAATCTCCTCAAGTGTATATCCTTGTATGAAATACAGGTTAAAGACATCTAATTGTGTTTTTGTTAATTTTGCCTTTTTAATTAATATTTCCATATCAACAATGGTATCTATTACATCAAAATTACTTGTATAATATGCCTGTTCCTTTAACATTGGTAAATTTTTTACTGTACTGTATACAGTCTTTTCATTGTAACGTATATTACTTTTATTGCTCATCTAATAATTTATTTATTATATTTAGTACCTCCCTTTGTAATTCCTCTATAGTTCCATTATTAACTATTGTTATATCAGCCTCTACTACTTCGGAAAACTGCTCCGTTTCGTGGCTTAAATCTTCTAGGTTAAACACATCCCCAGAGTTTAGCATTCTTGATAATCTAACACCCTCATCTGCCTCTATTTTGATTATCGTAAATCCATTTTCTTTTAATGCTTTTACCTCGTTTTCTTGTCTAACATCGGTTATAACTATTCTGTGATAATCTTCTTTTTGCACAGTCTTTAGTAGATAGTTAACCCATACATCAGCATCTAGTTTTCTCATGGATTGACCTATATATTGATAGTGTTTTCTAGGTTTACCTTGTTCTCTAGCAGTTGGAAAATATTTATCTATTATCTCACCTATACCATCAGCAAAAGCATATTTTTTAAAGTCATATTCATTAATAAGCCATTCCCCTATGGTATCCTTACCACTCCTCATTTTCCCTATTAAGCCAATCTTTAACTTTTTCATATGTAAACACCTCCATATTTTTTTACATATATACAGTAAGCGAAAAATAAAAGTGTTTACTGAAATTTACAGTTTACAATAATCGAAAATTAGTGTATATTATAGTTAAGTTTGGGAGATAATTGTGTAATCAAGCAATATTACACTCACCAAACTGGGTAATATTGTTTTTGGGGGTAAAAGTAAATGAGAAAAAACATCAAGGATTTAATGTATAGTAGCATTAATAATGACTTAAAGGATTTAGTGGATAGGCATGGAGAAATAACAGTTAATTGTAAACTGGATGAACTTTTGGAGGAAAGAGGGTTATCACAAAAAGAGTTTTCTAAAATGTCTGGACTTAGAGAAAACATTATCTCGGAGTTTAAAAATCTAAAAAAACACAATATTAATTTGGGTACTTTGGTAATTATTATGTGTGTTTTGGGAATAACAGATATAACAGATGTATTAGAGATTGAATTTGGATTACGAAATTTACATCATATGGTATAAAAAAAAGAGGAGGCATTTAGCCCCCTCTTTTTTATTGTATATGTTCAGATGGTATTGTATTAGTTTCTAACTCTCCAACTAGCATATCATTTAGGTAATATCTTAATACATATATATCCTTCTCTATATGTCTATATACCTTTTCTGCCTTACCGTCAACCTCTAAAGTTGAAAGTAACTCAAGTTCATTATCATCATACTCAGATGCTATAGTTTTAATTTGTGAGTAGTCCATTTCCTCACCCTTCATAACTGACCTAGTGTAATCATCTAAAAAAGATGCTTTACTATTATTTACAGTCCTATCTATCTTACCTTTTTTATCTAATGCAGTTTTAACCGTAAATAACTCATCTAATCCTCCATGATTTACAGTTAATGCTTTTTCCTCACCATCTACCATAAATACAACCATACAAGATAAATCTCTTATTTTATACTTTGTGTCCTTTGGTAAATTAGCCTTTTCTAATACCTCTGTCACAACCTCTTTTATTAAACTATTAGCTTTTGTAGATGCTACTGTTCCTATTGTTTCAATTCTCATATCTTTCTCCTACCTATCATACCATTTTTTTAAACAGTCCATATCACAGAAAACATTATCCATTTCATCCTTTATATAGGTTTCTGGTAAATAATCATTACAACAATCACAATACTTTATTAGTTCTTGTTCTTCTACACCATAATATTTTTCAACACACTCCTCACTACAAAGTAAACCGTGTTCAAGCTCTATATAGGCATCACCTTCTATAAACTCTCCACATTCTTCGCATTGATTAATGACTACACATTCTGGTATTTTTGTAATATAATCATCAATTATTTGTTGCTCTCTCATAAGATCCTCCTGTTTAATTTTTTTCATATATACAGTAAGGGGTATTTTTAAATGTTTATTAAAATAAAAAAAGAGTGCCTAATTATTGCACCCTCTTAGTCTTTTTATTACTACTATATCATCTGTATTTAATATAAAATCAATTAAATCTTTCATATTTTTAAAACCTTTCATATACATAGTTCTATAACCTAGAAACCTATATAGTAAAAATACATCTGATGTTAAACCATCGACCTCTATAATTTTTTCCTTCATCACTATCTCACCTCATTTATAATTTAGGGGGAGTATACCCCCTATTTTATTTTGAATATGGCTCTAAAAGTTTAGTCAATATATCTATATCATTAAAATCGTGTCTGTATAGATCAATCTGCTTATTATTATTTGTGTTTATGATTGATATACCACCATCTACTATTTCAACTAATTTATAATCCTTATATATACCTCTTAAATCATTTATTATATTTAAATTCATTATATTATACTCCTATCCTCTATCCACTCTTTGAATGGGACACCTTGCCCCCATCTTTTACTTATTTCAATATCACATTTAAACGGTATTGATAGCCTTACTGCATCCCTCTGTATTTCAGATATTTTTAAAATCTGTTCCTTAGTTGCATTCTCAGGTATTTCTATTAATATCTCATCGTGTATAGTTGCCAACATTCTCCACTCGTCCCCAAGTGTTCTCAAGTGTTTCTCTACTTCTACCATAGCTATTTTCATAATATCGGCACTCGATCCTTGAATGACTGCATTTACCGACTGCCTATTTACTCTCATATACTCCTTTGATAGCTCCCAGTATTTTGTTTTTAACTCTCTAGGCACATTCTTCTCAGTCCAAATATTAAACTTTTCCTTTTTAACTATCTCCTGTACTCTTTTTTCTACTGCTTTAAATCTTTTGGCTACTTGAGGATGTCCAATAAATCTCCTTTTTCTTCCGAGCATAGTTTCAACATAACCTTGAGCATCTGCCTCATCGTGTTTACCTTCTATGAATCTTGCTACATCCTCATAACTTGAGTAAAAGTCCTCTATTATTTGCTCTGCCTCCTCGACAGTTATGCCTACCTGTTGACTTAATGTAAATGCAGAGGTCCCGTACATTGTTGCTAATAATACTACCTTTGAAAGTTTCCTCCATTTAGAGCCATCTCCACACTCCTCTATAGGTTTCTTAAATACTGTAGATGCCAAAGATGAGTATAAATCTTTGCCTGTTAAATAAGGCTCTTTTAATTTATCATCTTTAGCCATATGGCTTAATACCCTCGGCTCGATCTGTGAGTAGTCGCAACCCATGATAATTTTACCCTCTGGGGCAACTATTAACTTTCTAGCATCATACGGTAAATTTTGTAGATTCGGATTATTAGATGCAAATCTACCTGTAGCAGTAGCACTTTGATTAAATGAGCCATGCAATCTGTTGTCCCTCTTACATACCTTTTGAGGTAGTGGCTCTATGTAAGTAGTTAATAATTTATTTAAAGCTCTATACTCTAAAAGCCTCTCAATATATTTAACCTCTGGATGATCCTTTGCCTCTTTTTTTACTATCTCTTTTAAAGTTGCTGCATCGACCTTACTTTTATATTTATCCTCTATTCCCCACACATTATAAATGATATTTCCTAACTGTTGGTTAGAGTTTATATTTGTATCTACCCCAAAGCCTTCTTTAATTTCATTCTCTAATAGTTCAATCTTGACCCTCAAGTCTTGCCCATAGTCCTCTGCAAAATTTAAATCAATGGCAAATCCATTCTTCTCCATTTCATAACATATATTTGTTATAGGTAGCTCTACATTAAAATATAAATTATGTAGTTTCGGCATCTTATTAAAATACTCCATTATCCATAAATGCAATTTATATGTTAGGTGGGTATCTTTACAAGCATATACAGTACCTATATCAAGTGGTGTATTCTCAAAACCACCTTTACCGAATAGCTCCTCGTAAGTTAAAGATTTATCCTCAAATCCGAAATGCTCTCCGTATCGTGTAGCTAGGTTTTTAAGTGCAAAAGATGGCTCATTTTCATTTAATAAATGCATAGCAACCATAGTATCCATAAATAAGCCTTTTAGAGTAATTCCTTCTTTTCTCAACATATGCATATCGAATTTAGCATTATGTAAGACCTTCTTTAAATCCTCATTCTCTAAAGGATTTTTCAAAGCCTCAAATACATATGATGCCTCTAGTTGTTCATCTGATACATTGTGTCTAACAGGTATATAAACGTGTTTATTCGCCTTTGGTAAAGTCATAGATACCCCAACAATAATATCATCACCCCAAATATCTACTCCTGTAGTTTCGGTATCTAGTGCTATTATTTCCTCATCCCATAAAAGTTGGCATAGTGCCATTAGTTGGCTCTCTGTATCAACTAATACATAATTCTCTGGTTTTTCTTGTACCATCTTTCGGATGATGCCCTCTCTCCTAATCTCTTTTAACTGCTTATACAGATTAAGTGCATGGGATTTACTAAACTTAGATAAATCATCAACCCCCAATCCAATCTCACCCTGTTCTATGGCAGTCTTTACATCAAGTAACCTATCTCGATCTGTATCTGTTATCCTACTCTGGAATATTGCTTTCTTTGTTGATCCTGTGTGTGTAGTGTACCCAGTTTCCCACACCTCCTCCCAAGTAGGAATATATTTTTCTTTCTTCTTAATTGCTTTCTTTACTCTCTCGATTTTCTTCGTATCGTTGTTTAAACTTAAATCTATTTTTAAATCCATAATGACCTCCAAATATTTGTTCAACTATGAAGTAAATCATTTTAATTATTGTTTACTCTTTTGTATTAATTTTTTAAACACAAATTATATAAAGATTTGCAATAAAAAAGAGGCTCTATTAAGCCTCTATTAAATCTAATTTATACAATAAATAATCTTCCTCAAACATCCATTTAAAGCCATATGCTGATTTATTCCTTATTTTCTTATTACGAACACCTCTACAAACTGAGGAAATTAATGGACTTCCGACCTTTCCAAAATGTTCTAAAGCCTCTCCTATATAGTCCCATCTTCTCACAAAATCACCCTTTAAAGTTAGTTGTATAATTGGTTTACAATGTGGGTTATTAATTCCAACATGAATACCTTTTTCTTTCATCGTTCTACTTATTTTTGCTTTATGTTCCTCTGATAAATAATATCCAAATATATCGTATGGCATTTTTAAATTTCTCCTTATGTAATATTTAATTGGGTTTTTATGTAATTATAGATTACTATAATTAATAATCACAGTCAATAATATTATTATATTTCCAATTATTACCTTGTATAAAACAAGTCTTTTTTGGGTATACCCATTAGTTTATAACGTATTTACTCCCGTCCTCATTGAAAATAATTACATTTTTCCCTTTCCTACAATCATAGATCCATCTTTTAACATTGTTTATATCTGATGGTTTACCGTATTTATAAATGTTATAGGCAAATCTTTTTGCAAAATCATCTTTATTTTTCAAAGTCAATTTTGTTAATGCTCCAGTATCAGTTGATTTATAAACAGATACCCCCATCTTTTCCCCCCTACGATTATAAATTACAATATCTGCTTTTTTGACCTTATCCTCATAATTATTTGAACCTCTAGCATCGATTCCTAGTTTTTGTAAACTATGTAGCAAGTTAACCTCATTAGCCATACTAATAAAATTACCCACTCTTTTCTCCATGTAGCCATTGGTAAATATATCACTATCCTCTCCCCATAAATCCAGAGTTAGTACCTCATATGGCTCTCCTTTTCGTCCATATTTTATAGACCAATTTCCTACTGGGTAATATTTCGATTTACCAGTAACTCTAATCTTACCACCATTAACCTCTGCCTCTTTTAGCATATTCTGTTTAATTTGAGCTGATATTACTTTAACTTGTATATCTTTTGGTATCTTCCCCTGTATAATCGGTCTTACTAGAGCAGGGTACATTGATGTATTACCATTTAAAAATCTTGATAACTCGTCTACTGCTTGTATTTTGTCATAACCTGTATAAACTTTCGTATTCATCCCCTATTTACTCCTATCTAATTTATTCATTTAATGAGTAAAGAGATTTACAAAATGTTTACAGGCATAAAAAAGAGAGGCTTTTAAACCTCTCTTAGTTTTCTAGTATGTTATATTTTATTTATGCACTTACTCTTAGTAGGAACTTTGTTCGATGTTGCTCAAACAAAAGATTTAATTCTTTTTCTCTATCAGTAGTACATTTCAACCCCAAATTTAACTCCTTTAGTCCACTCAACTCTATAGCCTTTTTTAACAAGCCTGTTAATACAATTATTGATGTATTATAGCCATAAACATCTTTTAAATATTTATTAGCATTGTTATACAAATGGGTTACTGCCGATTGATATGTTTGGGTTGCTTGTGTTCCAATTGTGTATTTATCGTAATCTCGTACTGTCCTACAAACTGATGGGTATTTTCTTTGAAACTTTTGGAATAATTTGAATTGCAACTCGGCTAACTCAAAAATCAATTCCTCATCAGACAAATCTAAATATTTTCCCTTCTGAGCCAAAGCTAGTTTTGTATTTGTAAAGCCCCAATCAAAATAATATATCCTTTCCCCTCTTTCATAATCCTTCTCCTCAGTTTCTTCCTCCAAGCCAACCAAAGCACACAACTCTTTATAATGTTTTTCTTTGAAGTCTTTCACTACTGTAGTTGTAAAAGAGTTACATAGATTATTTTTTACCACATATTTATAAAAATCTTCGTCAGAGTACTTCTCCCCGTACTTTGCCCCTAATCTATACCATTTATTCATGCCTATCCCTCCTATGTTATTATAGGTAAATTGTAGCATATTTTTACAAAATAAGCATAAAAAAAAGAGAGGTTTTTGATCCCCTCTCTCTTATTTAGATAATGCTCTTAGTAACCAGAATAACATCACACCATTTGCACATAAGGTTGCCTTTAATGGTTTAAGCCCAAAGTATAAAAATATTGGGCTAGATAGTACTGCTATTGATGTGCCTATGATATAAGCAACAATTAAAACTATTAGGGAGATTATGATCCCTCCAATTAATGTATATATTACTTTCATACTAGAAGAACATCCCCATTAAACTAGCAGATATTAAAGAAGTTAATACCCCACCTAGTAAAGCCTTGAACCCTAAAGAAGTTACCTCGTCAGCCTTTTCTGGGCAGAATGTTTTAAAGCCTCCTATAGTTATTCCTATTACAGAGAAGTTAGCAAAGTTGACTAGAGCTATTCCTAGCATTGCCTGAGTTCTAATAGATAAAGTACTCATTACCTCAGTTAAACCACCTATAGCCACATACTCATTTACGGCAGTTTTTAAACCGATAGCAGAGGTAAATGTAGCTATCTCACTTGAAGGTATTCCCATTAATTTAGCTAATGGATAAAGCATTATAGTAAATATCTCAGTTAAAGATGTGCCGAACCATCCTAGAACAAAATTAACCAAAGCTATTAATGATATAAACCCTATCAATACTGCTCCTACCGATAAAGCTATATTTAAGCCATCCATAGCTCCAGAACCTATAGCATCAAATATATTAGAATGCTCAGAACCCTCTATTTTTATTTCTGTTGTTTTGCTTTCTTCTGTTTCTGGCACTAACATTTTAGCCATTAGTAAAGTAGCGAATGGGACTGTTGCCATTTGTACCAGTATATATTCCATGTTTATCCCCATTGTAGAATATCCTAAAACCACAGATACAGATACAGAGGCAAATCCTCCTAATATAACTGCAAATAATTCTGACCTTGTTAAATCTTTTAAGAAAGGTTTAGTTAATAATGGACTTTCTGTAGCACTTAAAAATGCATTACCAACTCCACAAAAACTCTCTACTGGAGTAGTACCCATTATTTTACTAACTATCCCACCTACAACCCTTACAAAGAATGGTATTACCTTTAAATAGTATAATAGAGCTATTAATGACCCTGTAAAACAAATTACTGATAATACTGTTATTGCAAAAGCACCTGTTCCTATTAAACTATCACCAAATACAAAAGATATTCCCTCAGAGCTAAATCCTAACACAGTAGTTATGCCATTAGAAATACCCTTTAAAATCCATTGTCCTATTGATGTTTTTAATACAAAGAACATCATTACTATTTGGGCTAGTAGTCCTATACCAACTGTCCTCCAGTTTATAGCCTTTCTGTTCTCTGAGAACAAATAACCCACACCTAATAAGAAAATGGTTGTTAAAATTCCATACAAAATATTCACTTTTCAAAGTCCTCCTATTTATTTTTATCTATAATAAACCTCTAGCCCTAAGTATACTGACTGCTCTGCTCCTAATCCTTATATGCTTATAAGGTAAATTAAAGCCAGATGCATGACTAAACTTAGTGGTAAAGGGTTTGTGCCATTTTACTTTTTTACAAATCTCTGGGTACTTCTTTTGTAACTCCAGTAATTCGTTACACCATCTATCAAAAGTTGCATCATCAATTATATTCATGTCATACTCATAATAAATACAAGAATGTACTAAAATCTGATGCCTCCTCCTATTTATCAACTCTCGTATCCTCTCCGAGTTCTCCATTGGTTACCTCCTATTGTTATTTACAAATATTAAGTAATAAAAAAGGAAAGATGTTTATCACCTTTCCGATTTTTTTTAATTTATTTTTCTTTTCTCATTTCCTCTAATTTATCAGTAACTATTTGTACTAACTTTTGAGCATCCTCTGAATTATTTACAACATCCATATTATCCATATCTATTACTATAATTGGTGATGCTTTATAACAGTTGTAAATCCACTCATCATAACCTTTCCACAATTCAAAGTAATATTGTTTAAGGGCATCATCTAACTCGTATCCCCTCCCCCTCTTTTTGATTCTCTCAAGCACTTTCTCAAAAGAGCCTTTTAGATAAACCATTAATTCTGGAGCTTTCTTTGGCATTCCATCAATCTCTTTCACCATTTCCTCCAGTATTTCATCGTAAAGATCACTCTCTAACTGAGATATTCTCCCTAATCTACAATTCACATCTTTAAAATATTTATCTTCCCATAATGATCTATCTAAAACATTATTCGGATGAGATTGAGCCTCCTTAATGCTCATAAACCTACTACTTAAAAATTCTAACTGTAAAAGAAATGGATATCTTTTTGCCTGTATCTCTTCCTCTGAGGCAGTATAAAATTTCTCCAATACTCTATTATTCTCTACCTTTTCATAAAACACTTGAGAACCAAGAGCCTCACCTAAAATCTTGGCACAACTAGATTTACCTAGTCCTATCATTCCACCTATAACAATCATTTATTAAAACTCCTTTTTATTTAACATATCAAATATTACGTTCCTTAGTGTATTTAGAGCCTTTTCTTTTCGTTCTAAAGATTTCTGTAACTCTAAAATCTCCTTATCCTTTTCAGAGATAACTATCTTTTGATCCTGTATTATGGTATGTAAGCCCTTTATCTCATTTTCTATAGATAATAAGGCTAATGATTTAACCATTACACCATACCCCCTGTATTTAACTCAGAGTAACATTTCCTACATAAAGGTGTGTATTTATCAGATGAGCCTATGTCTATAGTTTCCTTATTAGCACCCTCTATATTTTTTCTAGCTGATATATGAGCATCGTTCCCACACTCATTACAAACTGCTTTAAACTTATTTATCACATCAGCATGACACATTAAAGAGCCTGTTACCATGAATGCAGCATTGTCAAAAGTTAAATCTAGCCCCGAGCAGTAAATCACTTTACCCTTATCTAGTAATCTTAAAATATCGTCTATAATTGTAAAATTAAAGAATTGTATCTCATCAATTAGTATAACATCAGCCTCTAGTACTTCATCACAATAAATACTATCATTTATATCTACAACCATTGACTGAGTATAATCAGATGCCTCCCCGTCATGGCTCACTATTTTAGTATTAGAGTACCTAGCATCTATAGTAGGCTTTATGTAAAGTACTTTATCTTTAGCTATTGTATGCCTCTTACCTTGCCTTAATAGTTCTGTAGTCTTTCCAGAAAACATACTCCCTACATTAACAGTTAATTTCCTTTTCATCTTACACAATCTCCTCACTTAAATATTTTTTAGATAGTGATATTATTAAATCATCTTTTCTACAAATTAATCTAACTGTAGGATCTTCATCTATAGCCGATAATAAATAGCCATAATCTTTAAGGATTTTTCCATTAAAGCCTACGATATAATATTTATCACCGTAAGAGCTGAATATTCCTAAATCTCCATCACAATCTACTAAATCACCTAAAAATATACAACTAACATTTCTTTCTATGTGATTCTTTATTGTTGCCATAATCATTACCTCCACATTTTTATATAAGATAAGTCAGTATATTTTCAAAATGTTTACATAAAAAAGAGGCTATATTAATAGCCCCTGTTTAATAGCATAAGCAATACCAACTGCAATAGCATCAGATACATCATCTGAGTAAAATTTCATATTCCTTTGATCCTCTACTAGAAAGTTTCTAACCTCATCCATGACCTCAGATTTACTAGCCTTACCATCACCAGTAACTAATTTCTTTACAGATGGTGGGGTTATCTCCATTATATCCTTATTTCCTAATTGGTCTAAACAAATATAATCCACTAAACCAACCACTCTAAATATGGTTTGAGTTTCAGTTGCAAACCTACTAAAACCTCTTTCTCTTACTATATGTAAATCCTCACACGATTTTAAACCAAATTTCGATATAAAATCATTTAAAGCATTGTGTATTTCAACTAATTTTTGTGCATTAGTCTTTTTCCTCTTACCAGTCAATCCTTTATTGTCTACATATTCATACCCTAATACTTTAATCTTTTTATCATCTGTTATTGATAGTAGTACCATAGCAGGTAAATTCATTGATAAATCCATTGATAGTATTTTTTTATTATACATTCCCATGATGCCCCCCTTTATCCGATGTGACCTGTTCAAGTCTATTTGATGCTATTTTAAAATAACTCTCATCTAGTTCTACACCTATAAAATACCTACCCGTATTAACACAAGCAACTCCTGTTGAACCACTACCCATAAATCCATCTAAAACAGTTTGCCCTTTATCTGTTGACTGTTCAACAAAAACCTGTAATAAGTCAACAGGTTTTTGAGTTGGATGCAACTTGTTACCTGTTTTATTTGCCTGTATAATGTCTGGTAATCTTTTACCATTCCTCAACCTTCGACCTTTGTGTCCAAATAATATAAACTCATGCTTAGGGGCATAACTCCCCTTTAAATCACCTGTACCATGAACATTTTTCTCCCAAACTATTATATTTTTTAGTTTAAAATATCGTTCAAAAGACCTTTTAAACTCATCAATATTGTGCCAACTACAAAAGCAGTATATGTGAGTGTTGTCCTTTAGTAGTGCATTGCATTTTTTTAGATATTCATCCAAAAAATCTAAAGCAGCATCATTTTCTATTTTATTATACTTGTCTTTCCTTCTATTGCTTTTATAATTCATACCATAAGGGGGATCAGTTATTATGGCATCAACTGTTATGCCTTGATTAATTAAGTCATCCATCACATTCAAACAATCACCATTATATAATGCATAATGTTTAGTCATTATTACCACCCCCATTACATACTCCTTTATAGGTACAAAACAAACATTTATCCTCCTCTTTTGGCGGAACTTTCTTCTCCCTTACACATTTAGTTATATATGCATATTTATCTAACAACTCTTTTATATCCTCATCTTTAACCTTATGGTAAAATACCCTAAAATCAAGTTTAGCATCTGCTCCTTTAGTCCAACCATCTTTTGCTAAACTTTCATACATTATTAAATGCTCATCTATACCAAACAGAATAGCATAAGCAGTACATTGTGTTTTATGCCCTTCTTGAGCATCTTTCATTTTATAATTACCTACTGCTCCTATAGTAGTGGATTTGGTTTTAAACTCAAATCCAACCTCTTTATTTTCCTCTTTATTTAACAGAATACCATCACACATTCCATATATCCCAAAGGTTTCCCCGTTGTGTTCTATAATCTTAAATGTTTTTATATTCTGTTCCCATTTCGGCAAACCATTATCCATTTTAGATACTTTAAACATAGCCTCTGGCAACATCTTTTCCATATACATTAAATCTTTTTGTACTGCCTCATGTACTGCCGAGGCATTCCTAGTCCATCTACGATGATAAGGGTAAAATGGTATTTCGTCCTTTTCGTATTTTAATGCCTTATAAAATAATTCTCTGCTACATTTAGATGCCCCAGACGGTGAAAAATATGTATAACCCTCCATTCCTTCTGGTATGTGTGGTTTTACTATATTCTCTACCTCTTTTACCTTTTGCTCTAGTAGAACTTTCTCAATATCCACATCTGCATAATAATCTAATGTGTGTAGATCATTAAACATATTATACAAAGCAGATGCCATTTTAAGCCCACTCTCTGGTATAGCCTCAACTACTTGCTTTTTTAACTTAGTGGCCCCAGTCCTTGAAAAAATCAAATTACTATTCATAGTAAGCCTCCTTTTTGTTTATTTCTTCAAATATAATTTGATTAGGTAGTATATTACTGCATATGTAGGCACTACTAAATGGGGGGTTTAATGAGGGTTTTTGATCTGCATAATTCCTAAAATATGAAACCCTTCTGTTTAAATACATAATTTCAAATTTATTATTTTTAAATAAATTAAATCTTTTATCACTTTCAAATAATCCTACTACTCCTAATAACATAGCAAAAGGCTTACCTATATTAAATAACCTTTCTAACACTTCCCCCTTCATAGAGTAAGGTGGGTTAGATATAATATAATCACATTCGGGTACTTCTATATTAAAAAAGTCCTCCCCATTTTTAATATGGGTGTGTATTACATTAAATCCACTATCTTTCAATACCTTAACATATAAACTTTCTTGAGTATCAAAAGGACACCACACAGTCATTCCCTTTTTTAAATATTTTAAAATTGGTTTAATGGCATAATAAGGGGTGTAAAACTCATCATTGCCACTATTTGCTACTTTATCTAATTTCATGTTACTCCTCCTTTATATTCAGTCATTAATAAAGTCAATAAAAAAAGAAGATGTTTATTAACATCCTCCTTATTTCAATAACATTGTTTATATTAGAAAGGTATTTCCTTATCTGCCCCGTTTTCTTCCTCTGGTAATTCCATTCCGAAATCAGCAACAGGGAAGTTAGCCTCATGTAAAACTTTAACCATTAACTCCTCTGTTCTTGGATTTAATACAGTACTGAAAAACTCATCAGTAACAACTATTCCATCTAAAGCATCAAATTGTTCTTGGTCGTAACCTTTCATTTTTATAATTGGGTTTAATAGATAAGCAGTTTCAGTCTTTTCCCCTTCTTTTTTAAGATTGAAAGCTAACTCGTCTATCTCGTCTTTATATTCTTCTATTGCAGATATTAATTTCTTTGCTTGTCCTTTTGATACATCAACTATCATAGTTGTACCAGTTTCCATATCTCCGAAAGCAAATACATACCTTTTCTTAGGTCTTAATGCCTCAAATTCTTCTATCCCAGACTTACTAGCAGTACATAAAGGACATTCTTTCCCTAATACTTCTATACAAGGCTGAGTATATATTTTATGGTTAAATGATGAATGTGCTTTATATTCAACATAATCATTTAATCCTAATATTCTTACTTTTCTACTTTGTCCAGACTTTAGATTTATTCTTACTTTTGATAAGTCTACATTTTGCCTGTTTATATTTTCTTTTGCTTGTTCTCCTCTAGCAGTAAATATTGCCATATTTATGCCCTCCTATTTTCTTTCTTCTTTCTTGGTTTTCTTTTTTTGTCAACAGTTTTCATACATAAAAATTAATAAAATAAAAATCACTTAAAAATTTTGATAAGATTCAGTTTTAATGAAATAAAACTATAGTATTACCTAATAACTTTATTTTTTTTTGTTTAAGGTTTCTCACCTTACATATATAAAGTAATAGTTCTTTTATTTTGTTTACCTATAAATTAAAAAAAGAGGGATTTTATTTTCCCTCTTTTATCTATCTAAAATA